GCGACTATGTTGTTACCTGATACAGCACCATTAGCAATCAAATTGCCAGTGATTGTGCCTGCGACAATATTGTTACCAGCAATAGCACTGTCAGCAATTAAGTTACCAGTAATTGTGCCAGCAACAATGTTATTACCACGAATAAAATTAGTAGTAATGTTATTACCTGATACTGCATTACTGGCAATCAAATTGCCAGTAATGCTTGTTGTCCCAATTAAAGGTGAACGAACTCTTTGAATCATTTATGTGTTAGTTATGCTTGTGCTTCTGTCCATGATAAGCGACTAAAAATTGGTGCGAAAGGTGTACCAATATTACGAGCAACAATTGTTACAACATCCGGGCCATCTGGATAAGGACTTGTGGTTGGATTAGAAGTGCCGCCACCTAAAATGCTATTACCTAAATCACGAACCAAAGGTAAATCAAGAGATGTTGTAGTAAATGTTGAAGCACCACCAGAAGCATTTGTAAATGCAGCAAAAATAACTTCACCACCAGTTACAGCAGTATTTGCGGTGTGATTAATATATTGTACAAGACTTGAACCACCAACACTTGTCCATGTTGGAGTTGCATTAGCAATTTGTCCGTTTAGAACAACTTGAATCAAGAATGCACCGCCAGATAACAAATCCAACTGTCGTAAGACCATTTGCATACGATTGATAATTTCACGGGTGCCTAAAGTCGCACCAGAAACACCAGCACTTACTGAAGGTGCAATACGGAAACTTTGTAGTGCTGATGGGAAAGATGACGAAACGTTTGTAGATGTAGTCATACCTTGTGTAAACACAAACGATTTATCGTCATCGTAACGACCATCCATCATAACCGAAGTGCCCCAATGTGAAATACGTGGTGCATAACCTGGTGCGTGTAGTTCAATGTTTGTTGGTGTTGTTGTAGAGAATGTAAATGTTTGTGCGGCATTTGCCATTGGAGCAAATGTAACAAAACCGGTTCCACCAATTTGCGGTGCCATGCTCAATTGAATTGATACATTAGGTACAATTGACTGAACGACTGCCACTTGAGGAATATTTGCACTGACTACATACATGCCTTCTTGAATACCTACTGTGGTTGAACCAGGAGCAAGATTCAGTGTAGCGTTTGCTGTGGTCATAATACAGTTAATTGTATTACCTTGTTGACCACGAAGCAGGTTGTTAAATGTCCAACCAGTAGGTGAATTGTTTGTAATACCGTTATACGAAACATATTCTCTTTGACTATTACCAGCGTTCCATCCTTCAATCAGTAAAACACCTGCTGTTGGGAATCCAGAAGCATTTGCTACGTTTAATGAAGTGTCTGCTGCTTGTAACGTAGAATTGAGCCTTGTTCTTGGTGCAAAGGTGTTTGTTTCATATCTTGCTGGTAAGTTACCAGAACGCATGTATGCTTCATAGTTGACATTATTGTTGACCAACTTATGACAATAATATACATTACCGTCAGTTGTTCTGAAACCCCAACGAATAAATCCGGCACCATACCATGAATAATCAAGGTACAACATTTGCATTTTAGTCAGATCAAGAATATAACCTGAAGGTCCTGTACCATCACAACGATCAATGTTCCATTGTGATTGTGGAATTCTAAAATCAATAGTTTTTGTTGCTACTGCTTGTACGGCTGGAACTTCACCACGATATGCCGGTGAAATTGAAAGTTGTTGATCAGATAAAATCTCAGTTACACGATATGACATACCTTTAATAACAACATAATCACCAACTGCAAGTTCAGTAGAGAACTTGGTTGTAACCCCGTTGTATGTAATACCATTTACAATCGTGTTTGCAACGTTTGCTGAAACAAAACCAGACAATTGATATGTTGATGAACGACGAACTGCATACAATTGTTGTCCGTCATATTCAAAGAAGATACCATTTTGATCATCAAACATACCTACACGATTTGAAGCACCAAACCAGTTATTGATTGAGCAACGATATAAACCTGTTGCTGTAGCAGCAGAAGGTGTGCTGTTTGCAACATAGGTGAATGTATAAGGATCAATTACGTCACGAATGTTAAATGTTCCATTATATGCTGATTGATCGGCATTCGCAATTTGAATGTTTACATTAGGACGAATTTGGTGTGAATACTTTGTACGTACAGTTACTAAAGTGCCAGAACTTGTAATTGAATCAACTGACAATTGAGGCTTCAACATTGTGCCCGTTGACATTTGAATGCCTTTACCAGACTGATAACGGAAATAACGGCGTGTCTGGCGAATCAATTGATTGTTATGTCCTTCTGCTGATGTGGAGAATTCAACACCACCATCAAACGAACGATGAACAACTGTACCACGTGCAGAAGAGAATAGGTTTGCTTGACCACCAGAGTTAATACCTGTTGTACTTACTGGAGCAACGTTTGCATCAATACGGAATACAGTATTTGAATAAACACCAGTAACAGTGAATGTGCCGTTAGGTGCACCAGATGTTGCTGCTACTGTACCTTGAAGAACGATTTGATTGCCAAGTGAAAGACCATGAGCAGTTGTTGTTGTCACCGTTCCATTTGAGAACGTGCTAATAAAGTTAATGTTCGACAATGGAATATTAGCACGTGTAAAAATCGAACCGTTTGCAATAAATGTAGTATTTGGTATATTAATGTTTAAGTTTGCTGAACCAATCGCAGTGTTTACGTAACGTTGTTTTGCCGCATATCTAAACCATTGTCCAGCCTGTGCTGCATCAACCATGAATGTGCCTTCTGCTGGTGCCCATGTGGTATCAGAAACAAAAATAGGAGTATTGACAGCAGGTGTGTTTGCTGCATAAACAGTTATAATATTTGAGTTTGAGTTTACAACCACTGCCGTAGGAACAATTGGCCCACCAACCGAAATTTGAAGATTCGCACTTGTGTTTTGATAAGCATATGCACGATTGTTTACCAAACCAACACTTTCCCATTTAGTTGCTTGTTGACCATATTCAAAATCGGTATCAATTAACGATTGAGGCTGAGATACACGAAACTTATTTACTGGATCAGTATACAATTCTGATGGTTTAAAAGTTTCTTCAAAGTCATCCACAATAACTTGAAGTCTATCTGTAGAGGACATTGCTGTTGTATTGTATTGCAAAACAAGCGTAGTCGTTGCAGCACCACTGATAGTATTCTGTGCAATTGCGTGAGAAGTCAGCTTCAGATTTGGATCTGAAAAGTTGAAAATTACTTGGTTGGTATTGGCATTTGTAATCAACACAAGTCGTTCACGTGGAACTATTTGATTCAACACAATCGTTCTTGTAGAAGGTGTGAACGAATAGTATGTGTCTATAATATCTTTTCTAGCCATTTTGACTCCAAAACATTGGGAAAGTGTTTGTTTTTTTAAATTCTTTACTATTTAGCATTCAGTATCCCATGAATATATCCGTGGGTCTGAATGGGTAAATCTTTGTATTTTGTGCTGGCGCACCTGAAACCACACGAATCATCACATCGGCACCTGCCGGCACTGGGTCGGCAAATAATATTTGCCCACTGCTATCTAAAGTATACCCTTTTGGTGCAGATGTAACATGACTCATCCAAAAAGTTTCAATGTTGTTCGCATATGCTGCCTGCATAAGTCCGGAAACTGATACCATAAGATTCCATGGACTTGCAACCGATACATTTGCTGTATTGTAAGTTAATGGAAATATGTTTGTAACACCATCAGTCAAATATGAGATGTCATCAAGGTCATAAACACTAAAAATTGTATTAGCTAATTTGCCTGATGTAACACTATAATCAGCAAGTTTGTCTGTTGTTACTGAATTATTTGCCAGTTTATCTGTAGTGATTGCATTATTTGCTATTCTGGCAGAACCTACTGTTTGTAAGGGCATTTATTATCCTCCAAATACAAGAGCCATAGCAATTGCCTTTCCTGTAGACGCAGCAGTATTTGCCTGAATAAATGCAGCGTTTGCGGTATTAAATGCCGCATTAATTGAATTCAAAACCGCCACATTAACTGTATTTGAAACAGTGTTTAATGTATTGTTGGCGCTATTTTGAACCGTTATTATTGAAGCATTTGCAGCAGATTGAACACTCGCAATTGCAACATTTGCTGTATTAGAAATGTTGTTTGATACATTGCTTGAGTTATAAATTAGATTTACAACATCTGTACTTAATTTTGCTAATGTAATTGAACCATCTGGTGTAATGAAGGCATTTGCTGTCGTGTACATTGTAATGACACGAACTAACTCACCGTTTGCAGGTGCGCCATCAAAAGTAATTGTCTGTTGAATATTATTTACAGTATACGATGTAATTGGTTGTATAACACCATCAACTGAAACAATTAATACTTCACGGGCTTGTGGTAAGAAGCCAAGATTAAATGTTGAGAAATTACCGTTTGCAACAGTTTCAAATGTAGAAACCGAAACGTTTGAACTCACATATTGAATAAAATATGGATTAACTTTTTCATATCCAACAACACGAATATTTTCACCAACACCAGGAGCAGTTGTAAATGTAACTGTGTTTGTTGATGGATTTACTGTAAATGCATTTTCAGGTTGTAAAATACCACCAATTGAAACAAAGATTGTATTACCAGATTCAGGTCTAAATCCAATATTGAATCCCTGTGTTACACCATCACCAATACCGTTATAAGAAACAACAACAGCACCAGCGGAGTTCGCAACATCAAGTGTATAAAGATTTACATTATTGAATGCTGCTACACGTACAGTTTCACCAGCGGGTGGTGGCTCATTGAATGAAATAGAATTATTTGAAGGATTTACTTCATAGTCTGCATATTCAACTTGAACAACACCACCAATAGAAACAATTACGGCGGTATTAGATGGCGGTGAAAATCCTAAAGCGTAAGTAGAAACTGCACCGTTTGATGTTGTGGTAAATGTTCGTACTTCAGCATTTGCACCCGTATTTGCTTTTGCAAATGCGGCATTAGCCTGAATAAATGCCGCATTTGCTTGATTACGAACCCAAGGATCAGATGCATTATTTGCTGCATTGAAAGCAGCATTTGCCTGAATAAACGATGCATTTGCCGTATTAAATGCAGCATTCGTTTGAATGAACGAAGAATTTGCAACAATAAATGCTGAGTTTGCATACTGACTGCCTGAGTTAGCGGTTGCAAAAGCACCGTTAGCATAAATGCCGCCAGAGTTTGCTGCAATAAATGCACCGTTAGCATGATTAAATGCGGAGTTACCATGAAAGAATGCGGAGTTTGCTTGTATAAAACCAGAGTTAGCAATAATGAATGCTGCATTGGCATAATTACTGGCAGCATTTGCATTTGTGTTTGCTACATTTGCTTGAATAAATGCACCGTTAGCATAAATTGCAGCGGAGTTGGCTACATGTGACGGTGTGTTAGCAGCAATTGCTGTTCCATTTGCACTTATGAAAGCGGAGTTTGCTTGAACAAATGCTGAGTTTGCATAACTACCAGTTGTGTTTTGTGCATTGAATGCTGATTGTGCATGAACTATGGCAGCATTGGCTTGTATAAACGCCGCATTGGCGGTGTGAAATGCAGGCTGTACTTGTGGTGCTACATTATTTGCTGCCGCAAAGGCTGCATTAGCATAAGCACCAGCAGACAGTGCATTAGCATCTGCGTTGTTTGCTTTATCAAATGCTGCATTGGCTTGTATAAAGGCCGCATTAGCCGTATTAAATGAAGGTTGAACTTGTGGTGCTACGTTATTAGCAGCAATAAATGCCGCATTTGCATATGCACCTGCCGACAGCGCATTGGCATCGGCATTATTAGCCTTATCAAATGCTGCATTGGCATGAATAAATGCAGAATTGGCTTGTATAAATGCCGCATTAGCAATTGTGCCAGTTACAAGATTATTCGCATAATTAAATGCCGCATTCGCATGAATAAATGCAGAGTTGGCTTGTATGAACGAAGAGTTTGCTACATTGCCAGTGGCATTTTGTGATTGATATGCCGAATTGGCTTGAATAAATGCTGCATTAGCAGTGTTAAACGCAGGTTGAACCTGTGGTGTTACATTGTTGGCGGCAGCAAAAGCTGCATTAGCATGATCAAATGATGCGTTTGCCTGTATGAATCCAGAATTGGCGACAACAAATGATGCATTGGCGTACTGGCCAGTTGCATTCTGAGACTGATATGCTGAGTTGGCGTGTACAAACGCAGCATTCGCATATTGCCCCGTAGCATTCTGTGACTGATAAGCAGCATTCGCATGTACAAATGCCGAGTTTGCATACTGACCAGTTGCATTCTGTGATAAGTACGATGCGTTAGCGTGTACAAATGCCGAATTAGTTGTATTGTATAGTACCTTGATTACATTTGCAGAAGTCAGATTTGCGAATGTCAGATTACCAGCACCATCAGTTCTGATATAATCGTCGTTAGACCCACCAGTAATATGAACATTAGCGATTGATCCTAGAAGAACACTCTTTGAAAGACTTGCATCTACATTGGCACGAATATTGATTGTGTTACTTGAACCGATGATACGCATCTGTTCATTTTCTTGATTCATACCACCAGCAGCAAATACTACATCATTTTGTGGTAAGAATGTACCAACTACAAGATCACCACCACCAGTTGATGTGTTGCCATGTACATACAAATAACCATCATTTGGTCCGATTAGTGTGAATTCAGGATCAGCATGTTGACTACCGCCAATACCAACATCAATGTAAGTGTCATCTTCAGTACCATTGTCAGCAGTTGCGACATAATCACCTGACGCATTCGGACCATTACTAATATTTTGAATGTTTATCTGCGAATAACCATCATAGTTTGCAGAGGCTTGGAATACTGTGAATGGTTGATAGTCATAGCCAGTTGGAATACCAGCGTACAATGCGTTATGGCCATTTGATGCATAACCAAAAAATTGACCGCTATTACCAGTGACAGTTATAGAAGTAACATTGCCCACAAAATTAACGTTACCTAAAACACTCAGGTCATTTTGAATTGTTACATTACCTGAAATCGTGCCACCAGCCGAACTAAACTTAGTATTTGAATTATCAAATGCTGCTTGTGCTAATGTTGTTCCAGTATTGGCTTGATTGTAACCAGCATTAGCATGAGCAAAAGCAGCATTTGCTTCAATGAAACCACTATTGGCATGAATGAATGAACTGTTCGCATGTACAAACGCCGCATTGGCGTATTGGCCTGTAGCATTCTGCGACTGATATGCTGAGTTAGCATGTATAAATGCCGAATTTGCTTGAGTGTACGCAGCATTGGCTGAAGCAAAAGCACCATTGGCGTTTGCGAAAGCAGCATTGGCTGAAGCAAAAGCACCGTTAGCATTAGCAAATGATGCATTGGCGTGATTAAATGATGCATTAGCATGAATAAATGCTGAGTTTGCATATTGGCCAGTTGCATTTTGACTTACATATGCTGCATTGGCAAGATCAAATGCTGCATTGGTTTGTATAAATGCCGAATTTGCTTGAATATAAGAAGCATTAGCAGCAGCAAATGCACCATTAGCATTTGCAAAGGCAGCATTGGCATGATTGAATCCTGAGTTAGCATGAATCAGTGCTGAGTTAGCATGATTATATGCTGCATTTGATTTAGCAAAAGCACCGTTAGCATTTGCGAAAGCAGCATTCGCCATCGCAAGACCAGCATTGGCATTGGCATATGCGTTAGAAGAATAAATGTATAAGTCTACATTGCTATTCGCAGCAAAAACATAGTTCGCAAAAATGGCATTGGCACCAGTAATGCTGCCATTTGAACCTGTTGTTGTCAGTGTGTTGGATGTAAGATTACCAACAATTGTAACTGTGCCTGTTACAGTACCACCATTATTTGCATCTAATGAGTTGTTTGCACGGATGAATGCGGCATTAGCGGTATTGAATGCCGCATTAGCCGAAGCAAAGGCACCATTGGCGTTAGCAAAGGCAGCATTGGCTCTTGCAAAAGCACCGTTAGCATTGGCAAAAGCAGCATTTGCATGATGAAAACTTGAGTTTACATGTATGAATGCAGCATTGGCCTGCAAGAATGCCGCATTAGCAGTGTTGAATGCAGGCTGTACTTGTGGGAATACATTGTTGGCGGCAGCAAATGCCGCATTGGCATGATTGAATGAAGCATTTGCTTGAATGAATCCCGAATTTGCAACAATAAATGATGCATTCGCAGAAGCAAAGGCACCATTGGCATTTGCAAAAGCGGCGTTAGCGGCAGCAAATGCACCATTGGCATTTGCGAAAGCAGCATTGGCTACATTACCAGTTGCATTCTGTGATTGATATGCCGCATTGGCTTGTATGAAACCTGAGTTTGCATGAATAAATGCACCGTTCGCCAAAGTGAATGCAGCATTTGCGTATTCACCTGTAGAATTCTGACTGATAAACGAAGCATTGGCTTTGAAGAATGCAGCATTAGCATGGTCAAATCCAGAATTGGCATGATAAAAAGTTGAGTTACCAAAAATAAATGCTGAGTTAGCATGATTATATGCTGCATTGGCTTGTATAAATGCCGAATTAGCGTATTGACCTGTGGCATTCTGACTTTGATATGCAGCATTTGCTTGTATGAAGCCTGAATTGGCATGGTCAAATGAAGCATTTGCTTTTATAAATGCAGAGTTGGCGTATGATGCTGTCGCTGAACCACCTAAGTCATCATAGTTTGTGCCATCATTTGTGAACTGCCATTTATCAGCAGTTTCATTCCACAACAAATAAACATTCGGTAATACACCACGATCAATTTCAATACCAGCATTCATTGTCGGCGTACCCGACTGACTGATTGCTGCATTCAATGTGATGATATTATCACCAATCAATACAATAGGTACGTTGGCTCCAATCTGACCACCAACAATACTCAAATTACCCTGAATGGTAACGTCACCAGTAATTGTACCACCGACATTTGCACTTAGAGAATTATTTGCACGAAGATATGCAGCATTGGCAAAATGATACGCTGATATGCCACGAACATAAGAATCATGTCCACCAATTGCTAATGCGCCTGTCTCATTAGGTGTGCCAATGAATAATGTGTTACTACTGTATGAATATGCTGGTTCACCAATGTTCAACGCCGGCGGCGTGTTTGTAGTCAGTGAACGTTTTATTTGAATTGATGTATTTGACATTTGTAATTCTTAAAATATTCCGCCGTCAAGAGTTCCTAAAACGGTAGTAGCAACTTTCATTTCAAAACGATTGTTTGCTGAGTCAAACACTAAAGAGTATCCATCTTGAACACCTTCTGTGGATACATCATTAATTTCCGCCAATGATACATTTGGCTTAGGACTATATTTTGGTGATACAACAGTTGTTTGATTTGGCTGAAATACGGTGACTCTACCAACATCTGCTTGATTGATGCTGACTTTTCCTAGGTTAGCCATTTGTTACCTCGTAACACCAGGAAGAACTATGGCCGTACCTTCAACTACACGTGTCACAGAATTATCAGTTGAGTTTGTAATTTTTACATCATAAACATAACGACCGGGTGTAAGGTTTGACGTATTTGCAGCGGTCATTGAAAGAGTAATTTGACCGTTGGCATTTCCTGTAATAGTTGATGTAAGTGTGTTTGCTGATGAAGAGTAGTAAGACTTACGTAATTGTGCAGAGGCGGAGTATGTTGTAAGATTAATTGCATCACCTTGTGTGTCACTCACAGTCACAATTGATGATAAATTAGCACCCTGTTCGATTGTTATTTCTACATAAGCAGCCAAGATTGTCTCCTTCTAATCGTCTATTTAGTCAATCTCAGAAGCGTAAAAAAACCCTCACAAGTGTGAGGGTTTTGACAAAGAAATTATAATTTATTCTTGCGTTGGTGGTGAAACAGGATCCCAAGCACCAGTTGTTTCATTCCATTCATAATCACCTTCGGGTTTAGGCACAGGCGCTACCCAATTTGCTGTTTCTAAATCAAGTGTCCAAGATGGGAATGGTGAAGGGTTGATAAATGCATCAGTGCCTTCATGATAAATCATTCCTGGTCCCGCATATCTTTTGCGAAAATTACCATTGTAACTTGTTTGTACCCAACGACCACCAAATATTTTTTCACAATGTGCGGCACCAATAGATTCTTTTTCAGTACCATTAGGTGTAGATGTATCTCTGTTGTCAACAACGATAACACGAAGAACTACATTGTTATGATCCAGTTCGGCAAAATGCGCCATTTTATCTCCTTGTAATTTTCATTTTAATTGTTCAGATAATACTTTTTCTTGTATACCAAATTCTTTGAGTTGATCATCACGCCACTGTGTATCTATGGAGTCTTCTAACTGCTTTAGTTTTTCCATACACTCTTTTACTTCTTCCATAGTTGGGCATGGTCTAGGATCATCCCATTTGCTAAATCCCATATTGCTAATTTCCCAAGTTGCTCCTGGTCGCAATAAATGCATTGCTGTATCTATTCCATATAATTGATATATTTTTTTCATAATCACTCCAAATAACTAATTATCCAACAACTTTAATAATAACGATTCCTGAGCCACCATTGCCGCCTGAATACTGGCGGCAGGCTTGCGGTGCACCGTTTCTTGATGCACCGCCACCTCCACCACCTGTTGCTAATGTGGCATTATTTCCGTTGGCTCCTAATCCTGGAGTTCCGGGACCCGATATTGCACCAGCTCCACCCCCACCACCTGTACCACCTGTTCCCCAACTTTGAACTGGCGCTGCACCCCCACCACCGCCACCGCCGCCATAAGTGACTGATGCTCCACTTATAGTAGAAGCAATACCATTACCTCCACTACCAGAAGTGGCCACAGGACCACCACCACCAGTTCCATTTGCAGAGGCTCCACCACCACCAGAAGCATTAGTTAATGGAGAAATTGTAGTTCCTCCACCGAATCCCTGAGCAGGAGTTACATTAGGTATGTTACCTTGGCCACCATTAACTCCTACACCACAGTTAGAGCCTATACCTCCACCACCAGATCCACCATTTTCACCATTATAAAAAGTCACTCCTGAAGGAAATGAAGACGAAGTAAATCCACCTCCTCTGCCACCACCGGTTGAAGAAATTTGATTTGGTGCAGTTCCAAAAGAACTATTTCCACCATTAGCACCTGCGTCTATGAAAGAGGTATTTGCTGCAAAGCCTCTTGTGCCGCCAGCTCCAACTTGTATGGCGTAAGTTGCACCTGGAGTAATTGGATAATTTGTTCCGGATCTAACTCCGCCGGCGCCTCCACCACCACCAGCATAGTTTCTTGAACACGCAAAAGAAGCTGCACCACCACCACCGCCGCCACCGACGATGAGATAGTCAATCAATGTAGCACCAGGCGGTGCGACCCAATTAGTTGATGCTTTGAAGGTGTAAGTATTTGTATTTGTTGATTGCAGATAACGAATAATGACGACACCGGAACCACCTGAGCCACCTGGAAGAAATACAAAAGGTGTAGTAGGCACTGCGGGTGCTGAACAAGCACTTCCACCACCCCCACCACCGGTGAATGCTGTTCCGTTTGCTCCATTGCCCCGTATTGTTGAACAAAAATTACCTAAAGGTGCGGTTCTTCCACCACCACCTCTACCGCCACCACCGCAACCACCGGCGCCAGCATAAGAACAAAGAGATCCTTGTGCGGGGTATGTGGGTGTTGGGTATGCTCCACCTCCCCCACCACTAGCATAATACGTTGAAATTCCTGTTATAGCGGAAACACCACCAATTCCACCGCCACCAGCTGAAGTCGTGTTAGCAGTTCCTCCGACCGCACCTGCTCCACCTCCTCCACCTCCCATGGCTCGCATAACACCAGCGGAAGGTCCAGTGGCGCCACTACTAGTACCACCATTATTCCCCTGAGAGGGTGAGGTGACTGGAATATTTCCAGAACCCGCAAGCCAATTAGGCGCTCCACCCACTAATGCGCCAGAACCGCCCCCAGAGCCACCGGTTCCAGAGAAAGTTGAGAGTTGACAACCACCACCATGACCACCACCCCTTGAGATAACATCATTAGGAGAATTGCCGAAAGAACTGTTACTACCATTTCCACTTGCTTGTCCAGGTGCCACCGTTGATGTTCCACCAGCACCTATTGTTATAGTGTAATCAGTGCCAGGAGTTACACTCATGTTTGTGCCTATACGAAAACCACCAGCACCGCCGCCACCGCCTATGAAAACGCAAGAATGTGTTATTCCTGTTCGCACAGCTCCTCCACCCGCACCGCCACCGCCAACAACAAGATAATCAACAGAAGTAACGCCAGGCGGTGCTGTCCAAGTGCCAGAACCCGTAAATGTCAAAACAGTGGTGAGAAAGTTTTGTGGCCATTTACCTGCTGCGATGTAGTTCATGGCTTCAGATACAGTAAAGACGCCGCTTGTACCAGAAGTAGCGACTGAAACTGGTAGGGCTCTTACCAAACCACCTGAATAACGTCTAGTCATTAAAAATTCCTCTCTTGATGCACAGAATTAACTAATTGTTTCGTATGAGCAAGTGAATGTCAAATTACTTGCTGAGTTACTCTGAACCCACAGTGTGCTTGTTTCACCAGTGACAGTGGTATCCAACAAATAAAACGATGTTGATTTATCTGTTAGAACTAAAGTTGAGTTAGGTGGCACAGAAACAGTGTTTCCAATTGAACGAAATGTAGTTCCATCAGCAAGACAAAGAGATATGGTAGCAGCATATGAATTGGACGGATCCAAGTTTGCTATCATGACCGTGTTTATTTTATGAGTCGCACCTGTTGCGGGTGCTGCAACCAATCCCTGACGGGCTGTATTTGCTGGTGTAAGCGTCACTGTATGTGGTACAATAGTGGTTACGTTTACGATATTAGGTGCGGCCATTTATTATGCTCCAAAAATAAGTGATCCTATGATTCCTGAACTCAGGATTTTTGTGTTTGCTAAAGTAGAAAATTGATTCGGTGAAATTGATGTTCCAGCAATCAGGTCACCTGTAATCGTTTGAGATGCTATAAGATTACCTGTAATAGTACCAGCAACAATGTTATTGCCACGAATCGCATTTGCAACAATGTTATTGCCTGACACAGCATTGTCTGCAATCAAATTACCAGTAATGGTACCAGCAACAATGTTATTGCCACGAATCGCATTGACTGTGATATTATTACCAGAAACTGCACCACTTGCAAGTTTTACACCCGTAACAGAGCCATCTGACGGCACTTGTGTTGTTGTACCGTTACCAAGATGATGAATAATAACATTGTTTGTACCTACACCAGGTGCAGTTGTAAATGTAATGACAGCACCATTCAATGTATAGTCAAAGCCAGGTCTTTGATATACACCGTTGACATAAACAGCAATTGATGCTGTGCCTGCTGGAGCCCTTGCTAATGTGCCAAAAGCAACAGTGCTACCGTCACCGCTGTAAACGTCAACGATATAAGGTACTGAAGTGACTTGATTGCCAATATAAGACATTTATATTCCTGTTTTTACTTTATTTATTTGACCTTGATGGCGGTTCACCATCAGGCGCAGGATATTGTTCGTTCACCAATTTGATTGTGCGATAAAAGTCTGATTCTTTTCCTGGAATCTGTTCTTTGTCAATTGCATTCCACAACATATTGAATAATACTGTGATGTCGGGATATGCTTGATAACGGTCATAAAAGTGTTGCCAGTAATCGCAAAATCTTTGCTGAAACTCTAATTCTTCTTCTATTTCTTCTTGTGTTGGTGGTGGCAATCCTTCTTCATCTTGCCACTCACCAAAAATATACTTACCATCTTGTTGTGTTAGACCATACTTTGCAGTCGGTCTAAGCGCACGAATTGCTGATTGAGGAGTACATGAAAACTTTTTATTTCCATGGTCAATCAAAAATTGCGAATAAAATATTTCTTCGTTATTCATTCAATCACCTTTCATTTTATGTATTTACTTATGGCTTCTCTGGCCACTGAATAGTCCAAGGAAATCCTTCTTGCTCAGAAATGTCACGCAGTGCTTGACGATATGTAGCCCACGCCGCTTTATCAGCAGTTGAATCTTCTAATTGTGTCCAATCCGATGCAGTCAGTCTTTGATTGCGTGTCTGACGAACAGCACTTGCTTGCTCGGCATCTTTTCTTGCATGATACTCTGCTTCTTGTTCAGCAGCAGTTTTACCTTCAACATCAGTAAAAACTGGTCCTAGTACATACTTAGTGTACCATTTTCCATCTTGTGCTTGTTCAATACCAGCAAATTGACTGTATTGATAAACTGTACCACCAGATGCTTGTGGTCCTTCAAATACAGAATCGATGCCATTCGCTTCCATCCATTCAAGAGTAATTGGAAAAGGAGCGTGTGGTATAGTCCCACGCAGAGCTTGGTCTGTTGGAAAATATTCGCCTGTTGATTGTAATCTATATCCCATGATTGTTTCCTATTGAAAAATTGTTTTATGCGATTGCTATGAAAATAAATTTTGGATTTGATGCATAAACGGTACCATCACTATTTCCTGCTATAATCATATCATTTCCATATGCAACACATGGTATATTAGCTGAGCCGGCGGCTGCACCGTTAGGCCAAGTAATTCCATCAGCAGAGTAGCCAGTCTCACCAAGCGTAGCAACTGCAACAAATCTACTACCCGTCCACACAACGCCATTTATATCATTACCTGCCAAGTTTCCAGGATTGCGGCTTGTCCAAGTCACCAAAGTAGGAGAAGTGTGAATTGTGCCATTGTTTGTAACTATTACATAAAGACCATTACCATATGTCACATCATTGATTGCGTTAACTGTGCCCGATGTTTGCACAGTAAATGTCGTGCCGTCTGCTGTTGTGACTATGGTTCCTGAATTTCCAACAAAAATCAAATTACCATTCAAAAATCTAACACGATTTAGAGTATTAGCAGTGCCAATTGATACTGTTGACCAAGTAACACCATCGGTCGAAGAAACTACTGTTCCACTGGCGCCACATGCCCAATACTTTCCAAAAGCATACGCTGCACCATTTAGAGCCGAAGTCGTGCCGCTCGTTCGAGCAGTCCAAGAAGTAAGATTGCTAGACGTTGAAATTCGTCCACTTCCTCCAACGGCGACATATAATCCATTGCCGAATGCAAGACCGTAAACTGCTCCAGCGGAAATAGAAGATACAAGAGTCCAACCATAACCAGACACTGAGTAGTAAATATTGGTAGTTACTGCTGCAACCCAATAGCCATTCTCATACATTACATCTAGAAAATTACTAGTGCCTGCAATAGTTTGACCATCCCAATTGTCAGCGTAAGAACCATTAAGTTGTTCAGGAGCAGTTGTGCTTAGTTCAAAACCTGCTGCATAAGAATCTACATAATCTTGATTCGTTGTTTCTGCATTGGTTAGATCGGCAAGTATGTATGGATCGTTACCTGCTACTATACCACGTGCTGTGTCCCAAACATACCACGAAGCGACTCCTAGCAAAGATTTTACCAACAAAAATCTTGCTCCAGTTGTAAATCCGCAATCTATCTGATTGACTGTTCCAGCACCTTTACCAAGATAATAAGAAACTTTAGATATTCCAGGAATTTCACCAAATAGATAAGCTACAAAACTATCACCATTACCATTTGTTTCACCATTGGAGCCCACAGAAAAAACTGATGCTGTAGGTGCAGTAGAATTGAGTGCCGTGGTAGATGTTGTGGGTTCGACACTGCTTTGCAATCCCACATATACATCAGAACCTAAAGCAGACGAATAAACAATCCAAGAATCAGCCGCCGCATTTAAGCCTTTTATCCACATCATTTTAGGAACTGCGCCAAGATTATGATTGACTGTTCTTGCAACACCTGTTCCTGTGTATGTAACTATATCAAAGAATCCTGGCGCACGTGCAAATGCTTCCACTACTTGATTACTTGCTACTGTGCTTATGTTCAACTGTGACGTTGCATCATTTCCAACACCAAAACCATTCATTGCAGAGAAAGAATTGCCATATCCTACTGTTGGTGTCATCAAAGAGTCTGCGTCAGTCACACCCGCCGAGTCATTATCTGTACGAAGATATTCATTACTACGTAGTCTATCACCCACAACAAAACCAATTGATGTAGAGTTTCTTTGACGAGCCATAATCATGTCTGTCAAAATGCCAGTAGGAACTAATCTATTATCTACGTTTGTTCCCGTGTAAACAACAGGCTGAAACACTTTACTAGCATCCGTTGGCGTTCTCATTGGACCACGACGAATTGCGATGTAGATAAACGATGTATTGGTTCCAAAAGCATTTGTCGTAAAACCAGTAGAAGTAATGCCTATCCTGTTTAGTTGTGTTTCTGTATTAGTGTTGTTTGGCTGTAAAGCTGAATCATCGGTTGCATTGACAGTTAATCCTCGTACTGAGTCGAAAATCTGCCAAGACTGAGAAGCGGCAGTAGCACCATCGAATGCTTTGAGCAATAACCATTGTGGCTCATAACCAAGCACAGTGGTACTGTTTTCACTACCATCAGTCGTAAATGATCCACAACTAATTATATTGTCTGTACCCAAATTGCCAAAGCCTCCTGCATCGTGGGCGAATAGATATGCGACATAAGTACCACCCGAACTGTTAACAAGAGGTCCACTACTTACTGTGAACGCTGTGCTGGTAGGATCTGTGTCATTGAAATAACTACCTGGCGCTGAAGCCCCAGTGCTACTAAGAGTTAGGTAGTTTGAACTGCCTATTGAACGATGATAAACAGTCCAACTGCCTGCGGTGTCTGTCCGCTTAATCATAAAGCAGCCCGGTGTCGCTCCTAAATTGTGTGGAATTTGCCTATTGTCTAAACCATTCCCTGTATACGTCACGACATCAAAGAACTTTGCTTGCTTGCGGAATGTCCATGATGCGTATAATGCCGAACCACCATTCAACTTTGAAAGCGATCCGATAGTGAAACCGTTAAAATTAAAAGATGTTAGTCCTGTTGTTTGTGTTGTTTGTCCATCAGTTAAATTTGACGCAAGGTCCAATGTTGCACCACGTGCTGTGTCATAAATAGCGTGATTAGTTACACCGGAACGAGCTTTTATCCACACCATTCCACCGGATCCTGTGCCAGTAGATACAGTAGCCAAACTAGATGTTAGGTTACTAGTTGAAGTTGTGAATGTATTTGATGTATTAGATAAACTTGCAGCGGTGTTATTTAAAACACCCGCCGTATTTGAAAAAGTGGACGCAGAGTTTGTTAGTGTGCTTTCTTCATATCTATAAGTATAGCCTCCAACTTCATAACCACCAATGCCGGTTCCATCTGCTGGTAATTTAGCAATGAGCATTCGTTGTTTGCCATTAGGATCTTGTATGTAACCACAAATATACATACTACTTCTATTATCAACTTTTATTGAGTATCCGTAAGCAGCACCTATTCCTGAAATAGACTCATTTCTACCTAAAATTCTTTGCCACTGAAGAACACCAGACGAATTATACTTTGCAATAAGAAATTTATCTGTATCAAAACCATTTGTTGAACCACTAATAAATACATCATCATTACTATCAACCGTTACTGAATATCCATAATCCTGAGTTGGATAACCTAAACCAAGACTTCTTTGCCATTGAAGAACACCAGATGAGTTATATTTTGCAAGTATGGAATTAAAACTGCCGGGTGAACCACCAGAGTTTGAAAAACCACACATATACACATTGCCAGCACTATCAACTGCTACACCTTGACCACGATCATCGGTGTCCGACCCCGTGAGCCTTCTTTGCCATTGAAAAACACCTGATGTGTCATACTTGGCAACAAACATTCTATAACGAGTGCTAACAGTTTCAATTCCACAAATGTGCGGATTGCCGCTACTGTCTAAAGCTAAATCGTATCCAAAGTTAAAAGATGTACCAAATAATCCAAGAAGTCTTTGCCACTGAAGAGTGCCAGATGCGTCATACTTAGCGATAAACAAATCATAACCACTCGATGCGTTCTGCGCAGTTCCACCAATATAAACGTTTCCACTACTATCAACTTTTACTGATTGTGCTTGTTGACTATTAGCACCACCAAGAGTTCTTTGCCACTGAATATTGCCAGAAGAATCAAGTTTTATAATATATGCTTCATCAGTGCCAATTATTACAGTGCCGGCCACATATACGTTGTCGTTACTGTCCACTGTTATTGAGGAAGCATAATAAACAGTGGACATAGTTTTTTGCCACAAAAGGGTGCCAGTTGAATTATATTTTGCAATTTGAAAATTGTAACCAGTTCCGTATTGTGTGCCACAAACATATACGTTACCACTACTATCAATTGCAACATCTTCACCATAAACACTGAATTCTAAGTTTGAGGAACTTAGGGTTGCTATCCAACCTGCCGATGTTGCTCCATCACCTAAACGAATGTTGTTAGGAATACTTTGCGTCGATCCAGAATTCCCAGTATAAAGAAAAGTTGAAAACACATCTTCAACATAAACTGCTGTGGGTGTGACGGGTGCTGATGGAAAAGGAAAACGTCTAAGGCTCAGTCGATTTGAACTGAACTTATATGTCGATACTTTTTTACTCTGAAGAGTACCTACACTGAACTTTTTTAAACTCATTCTTAGTAGACTTCAGTGCCAAATGCAGAGAACGATAGAAGCGAACTGTTTGCATTGACAGAAACAATAGAGCCTGCGTTAAGAGTAACACCTAAAGTCAACGTAACTGTATCTCTTCCTGGTACATTGACACTGTATGCAAGATAGTTTGCATTTGCAACAGCAACGCCTGAAGCATTTGCTGAAATTCTAAATGCACCTCCATTTGCAGCACCCTCATCCAGGTTCGCCACAGTAATCGATGAAATGATAGCAGAATTACCAGCTGGCACTGTATAAAGAGTGCTGAGTACATTTGCTGTGGGATTTCTTTGTCCTAAAATTTTATATGCTCTTGCCATTTATTTTTCCTTTTTTACATTCCACCGAATAAAAATGCATCGTCAAATATGTCTGGAGGTGATACAATATTGTTTCCAGAAATTGCATTATCTGCGATTAGATTACCTGTGATTGTTCCTGCAACAATGTTATTAGCACGAATAACATTATTAGCCAAATCATTACCAGTGATTGCACCATCTGCGATTAGATTACCAGTAATAGTGCCTGCAACGATGTTGTTACCACGAATTGAATTTTCTGTGATGTTATTGCCACTCACAGAACCTACGGCTAATTTTGTAGCCGTCACACTACCGTCTGCAATATCTGATGCAATGACTGTCCCTGGTGCAATCTTACTGCTCGTCACAGAATTGTCTGCAATTGCCCTTGAAGTAACTGAATTTGCTTGAAGTTGACTTGCAGAAACTTGATTGAACGTCAGTGTAATTGGTGATGTATAGTTCACCAAAATGTTTTCTGTTCCTAAAGACGGCGCTTCAGTAAATGTAACAATACCTGAAGAAACATTATACGATGCTATTGGTGTTTGTAATACACTGTTGACAACAACTAAAATCGCATTGGCATCATCAATAGTTCTTGACAAAGTGAACTGAGTGCAAGCACCTGTACCGCTAAACTTATCTACTTTAGCAGTAAAAACGTTGACTTCAGGACTGTTGCCAATATATGCCATTAGGTAACCTCCAGAACTGAAACAATAACGTCTGCTGATGACGCAACTGAAGTGTTGACTTGCAGATAATCGCCCGCTTCAAGCACAAGTTTTTGGTCTCCACCGACTGGCACTAAAGCACCACCCGGAGCAATTGTCGCATCTTTAACAAGGTAAACATTATTAGTAATGGTGCCACCATTAAGAATAACATTCGCCGAAATTGGAGAAGCAGTAATATTGGCAATTGTCATGCCGATTACCGTTGCTTGTACACCAGCACCAGCAGCGTAGGCATTCTGTGCTGTCGTTCCAGCAGCCTTGAGTGTTTGATTTTTGAAAGTATTAGCCATTAAATCCTCTGTTTTTCTTCAGTATTTATTCAACCCAAAGCAATAGCAAAAGCAAGGGCGGTATCAACCGTAGAGTTGTTTCCTGTTACAACCAAATCTCCACCAACAACTAAGTTCGTGTTAGCATAAAATGTGCCACCGACACCGTTTGTCAGATTGTTTGCAACCGAAATCAAATCTTGTGTTGCAACAAGCCATTGCTGAAAAGTATTTGCGGTAGTTACTTGTTTAATATTCGCTGGCATTTTTATCCTTTATTTGCAATCTGTTGCAACAAAAACTTAATTTCTTGAAAGTCATTTTTCAAAGACGATATCTCTTCGTTGAGGTGTTGAATTTCATCTTTCACTTTATTTTTATTCCTGTGTTCAATTAGATTTTCCCTGTCAACACTAATTATTGCATTGTTGAAAGGGTCCCTCAAAAGATTTTTATGGTCTTTTACTTTATGCATCATGATAGTGCAATCGCTCTCAGGTTCTTGACTGTCGGTGCAGCCGCCGGGTTTGTAGAGAAGAACACAATCTTGATTGCAAATGTTCTGAAGTTTGTATATGTAACTCCACTTGAGGTGTAAGCAACATTATTTACCTTATATTCATAATCATAGTATTCAGAAGCATTTTGATTTACCGAAGATACTCCACTCTGCGTCATCAATACCCAAGATTTGTTCTCAATCTTATCCGAATCGGTTGCCGATAGAACACGATAATACACTTGAATTGAAGAACCTTGTGGTAAGTTTTGTTGCAGATAAACTCTGAGAGCAGTTGCATCAAATCCATCATTTAGAGTAACTTTTCTCATAAGGTATTTTGACGCTGCACCACCACCCGATGGCAGTGTTTCAGGATACGATGTGACATTTGCTGATGATGAACTTTCTAACAGATTTTTGATTACAACATATGTAGAAGTTGAAACATCAACAAACGGTGAAACATCTGGATTTGTTGTCAACATTGAGATTCTTACGTTTGCATCTGCTGCTGTATTAGCAACTTTTCTTTGATCCAAGATAATATTAGAATTAGGAATAATTCCAACGTAATCACTTAGAACTGCTGCTCCATTGTTTTTAGTTGCCAATTCAAAAGAAATATTTGCAGATTTGGCCACAGAATCATAAGGAATAGTGAGTCTTGCTGCATCATATTGCTGCTCGTAACCAAATCGTTCAGTGTTCAAAACAGCGACTTGTGTTGTATTTGCATTAAATTCACACTTTTTCAGAATAAAACAAATATCACTGTTTTGGTCTGGCGTCCAAGTTGAGCCATTCTGAGACTTGAAGAATGAGCCAATGTAAGGTTGAGAAACAATTGGTCCAGTTCCATCAATTCTTTGTTTCAGAATTGTGCCAATGTAAACATTATATTTGTCTGAGTTTGCCGCAACAACAAATGAATACTCACCTGGCTCCAAGAAAATTGGAGAACTGAATGTGAATGTTGTGGCTACTGGCACATTTGCTGTTACGGGTAAGTTTACATTAGTTGGATTTAGTGTTACAGTCGAACCGGGTATTACATAATTTGAATCTGGGAATCCATTCACTGTTGGTCTGAGTTCAACAGTAACAGGAATTCCAGATGTGTCTTTTGTAGCAAAAAAGAGGTCGATGCTTGAAACGTAGATACCTTCTGGATTTGTAAATGGATTTACAAAGAATGTTTGTGCAAGTGGGTCACCGACTGTACACTTTTCTTTTGCAGCTTCATTCTTGAATGCTTCTGTAATTTTTTCTTGTGAGGCACCTCCAGCTGCAACAGATACCCAATAATTGAATCCATCTTGGTCCGGTTGTCTTCCTAGCTCACTCTTATAAAGAGCGGCAACATATGTGGCAGCGTCATTGGCTTTAGTCACTACATCACCATAAGAAGGTGGTGTGTATGTTGAAGTTCCCGTCAAGTCTTTAACTGCTTTTTGATAGTCTGTGCTTCCACCATATCTTCCACCACCACTTGAGGCAGCAGAAATTGCAACAGCAACACCTGTTGTGTACGTTGGAGCCACAGAATCAATATAAACTCCTGTATCACGTGACAGACCGTTATCGATAACAACCAAACCTGGATTCGTTGTCACTGGCTGCTTTTTTTTCTTCTTCTTTTTCTTTTTGCCAGAATAGAAATAAGTTTCCGCAATAGTGCTTGCTAGTTGCATTCCTAAACGATTATCACAGAAATATAAATGATTTTCACCAAAAGTAAACTTGAAGTTATCATCATTAGGAATTTTTAATTGACCTTTAACATAACCATTATTGTTTGTTACGAGTGCTTCGGTTGTGTAAGTATTTGAAACGGTGTTATATGTGTTCAAATAACTACCAAGATGTACGGAATCTAGGTAAACTGTCAACTCTGTATTAGGTCGCATTCCAAAAAGTTCAAAGTTGATAGTAGTGTTAGCGACATATAAAAGAACTCTATTATCGTTCAGTCTACTATCATTTTCTCTTACTAAACCACTGGATGTTGTTTGAATTTGTTGTCCAGAAGTTGAATAATATGTATATACTATATTATTCTCTTCTGAGAAACCTAGTAAAGCCCAATCGTTCCATTTTGTTCCTTCAAAGTTATTTGAATAAGCATAATTATCCAAATCTTTGTCTTTATTCAAAACAACTTTAGCTTTTTTGAAATCTATCCATTTTGGAGATTCTTTATCCAGTTTTACATATCCGATAAATCCAACCACATTGAATGGATTTACATTGATTATTCCCGATGCTACATTTTGAGTAATATAAGGAACAGAAGTGTAGGACAAAGTGAGTAAATTGCCCGTTACCGCCAGTGTGTTACTTGAAACTGATAAGAAAGTACCATTACTTTCAAATTTTGGTCTTAAAACTTCATTGTCATAATCAATTGAGCATTTATAGTCTGAACTAAAAACATCACCAACGCCATGACCTTTGAATGAATCTACAATAAATCCATTGTTAAATAATCTATTATCTTGGTCATCATAATAAGTGGTTGATGCAACATCTTTTTCTAAAAGATTAAGTGCTGTATAATACTCAACTCTTGTTAAACGATTATCAAGAGCACCAATGTCTCTCATTGTATAACGTCTGTTGTTTTGAATAGTTATATCAACATTACTTGAACTGTATGTGTAAGGGTCAACTTTCAAAGTATAAAGAGTCATTGCATCCAATTCATCATTTGGAGTTGGTGGGTTATTCAACGCACTTACACCCGAAATAACTTTGAATGTACCATTCTTACGTAAAACAATTTTGTCCGTTCTTCCAAGATAATATTCAACGTCAGTGTCAACTGAGCCAATTAGCGAATCAACAATCTGTTGAGAGCTAAAAGACATCGATAGATTCGAATAAACATTCGATGAAGTATCTGCAACTCTAATTGGTCTGAAGTCAATTGAATCTCTTAAATCAATCACTGTTCCATCCGACTCTGTATAAGTTGGAATAGTATTATAGGTCGGATATGATAATGTATCGAAGAAACCTGTGCCGGAATGACTGTAACGGTCAAATATAATCAAAACATTACCACTATTTACAGTAGCATCATTTTTAACTTTAATTGTGGCGTGGTCATAAAAGCTATCTCTTTGACCATAATCAATCGTAAAACTACTAACTACATTTACGTTCGCATTGGCATTCGCAGAATTTGTTGTGCTATTAGAAATATAAATTGCCGAAACATTGACAACATCAGCAAAACCTAAAGACAATGTGTTTGCGGTGTATTGATTGATAAACTTTCTTACGCCAGTTACTAAAGTTTTCGTTCTTCTTGCTGCTGCTGTAATATCAAGCGTTGTAAGGATGTCTGCTGTGCCATTGAATGTCGCATCACCAAGATTGATGTTTAGAGTTGCGGGCGAACCAACTGACGGAGAAGGCACACTAATATATGAACCAGCACTTAGATTTACCCAAGTAAAATTAGGAAAAGAACCTGTGCCACCAGTGCGAATACAAATAGCATAATGCTTTTGAAGATTTGTACCACTTACATCTTTGAATCTTTCTGTTCCGTCATTTGTTTGAACTGATGCTACACCAGCCGTAAATGAAACAGATTTGAACACTCGTTTTGCATTATAATTGACTTGTGAAAACTGTTTTATTACATCATAAGATGCTTCAAATACTGAAGATTCGTAGTTTGTATCAGTCAAAAATGCCGATCTGAACGTCAATGATTGTAATGTATTATTACCAGCAGGAGTAGCACTAACGGTAATATCATTTCCATTGATTGCAGTAACGTAAGTTGGAAACGAAATATTTGTACCAGAGACACCCATACCAACAGTAACGCCAGTCGAGCTTGCAAGATTGATTACATTTGAATATGAATAATTTGTTCCTGCAATAGTTCTAGTAAGTATAGAACTAGAATGAATGTTGCAAGTTGCATTTACGGAAGTTGAGTTTCCTGCAATAATACAGTTCGCTAAATCAATTGGTGTATTACTTGTTTTTACAATATTGAATAACTGAAGTTTATAAACTGATGTTGATCCATTACCGCTTACATACTCAAGATTTTTTGGATATGCTTCTGCTATTTTTGTTGAGGCACTGAAAGCACCGTTATTTCTATGTAATTCAAGTTTTTCGGCAGTTGAGAAATTGATAACCGCTCCGTTGGCGGTAGTAACATAAAAATAATTGCCGTAATATGCAGGCACATCGTAGCCTGAAACTGTTTCTGTATCTCTTGACTTTGACAATAGAAGCTCAGTTACTCCAACAGTTTCTATTTCATAGCCTCTGACGTATGCTTTTCCAGGACTTATATCTAAAACAAAAACTGTATTTCCTGAATCTGTAAATTTTTCATCTGAAATTTTTGGGTCTAATCCTTCAACCTTATAATCTCCAGATTCATCATAAGTTCTTCTAGCAAGAGTATCAGCTAAAACAGAATACTGTGAGTTTTGAACATTCTTGACTAATTGACCTCTTCTATAACGTGCAACTTCAATATATTTTGAACTAGTCAGATTTGGAATAGATTCATTGGCACTAATTTCTTTTGTAGTTAGTGTAAGTGTAATTTTATATCTGTCTGCGCCTGGTGCGATATAATTTGAAGCCCCAACGGCAGGATCAAGTAACGAAGTATCTGAAGAAGATGTTACAATAGATTCTTCAACATCAAAACCAACAGTAACATTTGCATCATTAGAATATTTTGAAACTATTACAGTTTGGGGGTCATTTCGTACAAAATTTCCATTGATGAAAAAAACACCTTCTGTTACAGAAAAAACTCTTGCTATGGTAGATGACTCGGTTGCTGATACATTCGCTCTTGCAACAAGATTAGCGGTTGCAAGGTCATCGGTAGAATAAATTCTTAGAGTTTCAGAATTGGCGATTGAACCATTTGAATTAAGTGTAGATACACTTGATGTTTTTATAAAAGTTAGCAATAATGTATTTGGGTCAGTGTCATCGGCAACTACTGCTTTTTTAATTTTGTAAACGGCATTACTGCTATTTGCCACTGCAAAATAATTATCATATCCTGAAATGCTAATTGCAGTTCCAGAATAAGTTGATTGTAGCTTAACCGAATAAACTTGTTCGTCAAATGTCTCGGCACCAGTAACTTTTGAACCTTCTTGAAAAACATGCTTACCAAAACGGTCAATTTGATTTTGTAGAATAGTTTGGGATTGTGTCAATTCACGTGCTTGAACGGCACGGCCAGGTCTAAACAGAATTCTGTGAAAATTTTTATCTTCATCAAAATCATCATAATATGGATTCGTATTGAAATTTAATGCCATGTTTAACCTTTAAAATTGTATAATAAATCTAACATTCTCAGCTTGACCATCTTCTCTTTCTATTTTTTCGATGTTTTCGACGTACAGTACATCACCAGAATATGGTTCAAATTCGGGATTAGTTGACGCTACAACCGTTCTTGATGCGCCTGAAGTTGCTCCAATTAGTGATAGACCTACAACAAAAGTTCCTTGAACTTGAGTAATTTTTACAGCACTTGCGGTTTGTGAATAAACAAAACCATAAGCTACAGTGTTATTAGCAGTTACTTGAGACACATACTCATTCAGTGTATAAGACGGACCTGGTGTCAAGGTCAATGTTCTTGCTTGAGAAACGACTGAATTTGCTGTTGAGTTGTTTGCTTTTGCTGCTTGACCATATTTATGCGGGTTTCTAAGCAATCCAAATTGTCTAAAAGAGGTATCTACAGAAATCAAACCGTTTTCTGTTGAGTCCACTTCTCCGATTCGAGCTGTAACTTCAACGTTTTTTGCTAACAAATCTTTTGCTGGATTTTTGGCATGGCCGTACTTGGGTGCAATAATTGCTCTTGCATTTGCACCCGTACCCGAACCAAATATCAAAACATTTGCTCTTGAATAACCAGTTCCAATTGTTGTCAACGTAATTTTGGTTATTGCTCCATTGGCCAAAGTTGCTGATGCTGCGGCACTTGTTCCATCTCCGTCAAAGTAAATTCGGGTTGCAAAAGACAAATTATTACCAGTTCCACCACCGTTTGCTGTTGTAGGTGAAGATAAGGTTATTTTATTGTTAGGTGTATCGAGAACAGAAATAACAGTACCAGTTGGAATACCTGTTCCAGAGACAGTCATATTTGCAGCAACATTCGTTGTATTAGCAACCGTCAAAATTGAGCAACCAGTGATAAACGAAGTGACATTGACGCTTGTATCATAATAACCAGAACCACCACTTGAAATTACTACCGTAGTCAATTCACCTTCTACAACACCGCTGTTATCTAAGTTAAAATCTGATAACGTGCTTGCTTGTGTATTTCGTGTTGGTGTTGGTATCCAATCTGTACTCAAGAATTTGTTCGATGATTTCACATTGAACATATACTTCCAAATGTAACCATCAGCCGTTGAGATAGCACCATTTGATGTTGAATAATCACCTGTTGGTTCTACCGTAGAGTTTGAAGAATAGTTATTTGACAGACACTTGTAAACATTTTTAGCCGATGTAATAATATAGAATGGCTTTAGATTCTGAGATGTGTTGCCAGTAACCAAATCTGACAAAGCAATCGTATCATCATATTGACGATACTTTGTATTTGCTGTCCAGTTGACTCTTGGTATTACAAGTTCAACATCGTTTGCCGTAACTCTCTTTGCCGCAAACATATTGTCCCAAACTAACTTTTCACTTGAGATTGTTTCTACAATGCTTGGTGGCGAAGATTCGTTAGCGTATGGAGTGTGATTTCCAATGAAAACATACTGAATAGATGGATCCGAGTCACTAAAAGAGTTTTTGAATCTCTCAGCATTTTCTAATGCAAGTTTTTCGGATGTGTAATTTAGAGCCATAAGTTTTGTTTAAGTAATAATTATCAATGTCTGTGCGGAAGCATTGCTTGTAAATGCACTTGAAACCGTCAACGATGTGTTACTGACAATTGCATTGATTGTTCGAATCTGATTATTTATAGCGATTTGTGTGCCAATTGAAATGATACCTAGAATATTTGCTATATTGAATTTGGTACCAGTGCCAGTCACAGTAATAGAACCGTTTGTCGTAGATACTAAACCAGAAATCGTCTGTGCGACTGATGAATCAACTGTGGCTTCTGAGTCTAAAGAACGGGAGATTGGATACTCAGCAAAGTTTCTGAAGCCAGCAGGATGAAGCAGATTCTTTAAAATGTTTGCATACTTCGAAAATTCTGTAGCAACTGAAGTTACATAGGTAAAATCAATATAGTAATCAAGACCCTCAATCTTCCTATCTAATGAAGAAAGCAGACCATCTGAACCTACCCATTTTCCTGGGAAAGAGATATACGACCTCTCAATCTGTGCATTGGCTGTTGCAGTTCCATCACCAAAGTTTCCTAAATCAATCGTTGGAATGAACTGATAGCCTGCACCAGGATTTGTTATTTTGATTCGTGTAATTTGCCCCGAAACTCCAGAACCAGTAATTCCAAGTCTGTCACCATCACCCATCAAAGATGTTATTTGTAAGTTTGCTGCTGAACCTGTAGCAGAAGAAACTGAAACTGTTGGAAAATTATTTTGTTCGTAACCTTGGCCGCCAATCAAATAACGGTCATAAACACCCACTCTTCTTTGAGTAGTTGTTCTTGTAAAAGCAACATTCACGTTAAGTGATGTTGATGAGAGAATCGAATTGACATATCTGGCTTCGGAGTTAATCATGATTTGGTCACCAACTGCCAGTTCATTCAAAAAATCTGTTCCTGTTCCAACAACAACCACATTACCTGCTGTAGTGTTAGCATTACCACTAATTCTTGTTGGTTGAATTTCGATTCTAGTAATTGCACCAGAAGCGTTTGTATTTGTAACTGCTGCTGCAAATCCTCTTCCATAAGTTCCGCCAGGATTTGCACCTATCACAATCTCATCACCTATTCTATAACCAGTGCCGCCAGACACAATATCAATTCTACCAATAGAGCCAAAAGAACCTATATCAAAAGTATTTGCATACTTAGCGCCATCAGCAATAATTGACAAATTTGATGCATTTGTTCCAGAGTAAATGATAGCAACGTTGGTCATTGGACCAATGTCAGTAATCGTTGCTTTTGAAAAAGCATCGACAAGACGAGTTGCTATATTCTCACCTGACGGAATTACAGTTGATGGAAATCCATAGTTTGAATTTGAAAGAACTATATTTGCATATGTGTTGATGGTATCAGTAAAAAGTGTGTATGAATTGGCAGAAAGCACTCCTGATGTATCAATCGCTTGAGATGCTAATGTAATCGTACCATCATCATTGAATGCTGTTATAATGCCACCAAGTGCAAAGCCTGCGCCACCATATCCAACAGTTGCAGCATCGGCAAAACCAACCGATACTGCATCAACAATCGCTTCAGCAGGAGTTTGTGGAGCACCACCAATAATCGTTACTGGGTCGCCAACGTTATAACTAGTGCCGCCATTTATTATCGTAATCGAACTCAGTGTTGCAACGGTATCTGACCGTATTGTAATAAGAGTTACACCATCATCGGCAAAAACATCAGATGTGATTGTTTCAGCGTTGAGAAATGAACCAGATAAAGTGGCTTCATCAACATATAATTCAATTGAAGTTTGTTGAGTAATTAATCTTGGTGCTGCACGTTCAACGATTGCAGTGGCACCAGAAGTCAGACCTGTAATTTTTCTGTTTGTAAATAATGTTTCATCAAAATCATTATATACAACTTTTATTTTAGCATTACTGGTTGGTGCAGAATTAAATATTATTTTCTTAGCTTCTTTGAGAATATAAAAACCACTTGTAGTCACAACATTGTTTACATAAACTGTAACATCTGATTCAGAAACTTCTTGTGGAAGAATAAAAGTTTTTGTTGTGCCATCACCCACATAATAAGAATAAACATCGTTGTCAATTCGAACAACATTTTCTACTGTCCACTTGCCGTCTGACGCACGAAGAATATTATCTTTAGGATATGTAATTGTAACTTCTTCACCATAAAGAAGTCTGAACAATAATTCAAATGACTTTACACTACCTTTTGTTAAATATAAAGGTAATGCTTTTTTGATGAGAAGTGCTTTATCGGCAACAGTATCTAATGGAAATAACGGTGCATAATTATTAATAAAGTTTTTCTCAAATTGTTCTATCGAATCATCAACATCGGAGACATGGCGCAAATTTTTAGCTTGCGTAATTAAATCGTTGTTTTTTGTTCCTTGTTTTTGTTCAAGAAACTCATAGTATGCCTCAAGAAAAGCAATAAAATTGGGATACTCATCCCGAATAAATTCAGGAAGTTGACGTTTGACAAGTATCGATGTTACTAAATCTGTAGTCATTATGTTGACATTCTTTCGAGCGTTGTTACAATAGAAGTTATGTCGGTGTCATCAATAGTAATAATTGCATTTCTTGTAGATTCAATGACACCTTCTTCCGAAACAGCAGTGAAACGAAGTAGACCATCTGTTGAAGAAACAGATAGTATTCTTAAATCATTAAGCGTAATAATACCTGTATCATAGTTAATCTCACCCACATTTTCATCAATAATTTGTCTGTTTGCACTTGCATCATAATAAATTACTCTGAGTGTGCCTACTTTAGAATCGATTACCGCTGTTGCAGCACCACTGTAACCACCTCCACCTGTGATACTTACGGTTGCACGTGTATAATCTGTGCCACGATTTACCATACGAATTTCAGTGATTGTACCACCTTCGACAATTGCTTCGGCAGTAGCACCAGTTCCATCACCAGAAATTGTTACAGTGGGTGTTGAAGTATATCCATAGCCAGCATTAATGATTTCAATAGAAGAAACACCAGTAAATGATTGTGGTATTTCTTCAATGATTGCAGTTCTTTCCACGCCCGTGGGATCAAAAACAGAAAATTCTGTTGTTGTCAATCTATCTGTCAATGTTCCTCTTTTGATTGGAACACCAAATGTTATAGTATAATTAGAACTTTGATTCAGTTCTGGCGTAATTCTTTTTTGTAATTTGACAGTTGTTTCTGAACCAATAATGGCATTTGTTTCTACAGCATCAATCTGTTCTTGTACTTTTGAAAGAGCAAAAATAGCATTGAATTTGTTCAAATAAGTTTGTTTGTAGCTAACAATGGCATTTCTAATTTGTGTAGAAAGCTGTGTTTCTGTAAGTGTAGTTTTTTTCGAATCATATTTAACTTGGTTATTAAGTATGACATACAGAAACTCGGGGTCTCTAATCTCAGCACTTACAGAAATAACTGATTTTGGTCCAATAATTTCGCTTATAATTCTTTGTTTCTCAGCCTCACTTATATAATAATTATCTCTAGGCTTGAGAGAAATAAAAACTTTACCATATACTCTTGGAATTTCATCTTCACCACCCCAAACAGACAATGAATCGATTGATGGATAATTTTTCTTAATATACGACTCGTAATCTTTTACGGTAACAAGACGATTCTGTGTTGTATATTGAAGAGGTGCTGAAAACTTTACCTCATCTACACTCTCTCGTTCTGCGCCACCTGAGGCTGCACTTATAGGAGTAATTGTAAAGTTTGTTTGATTTTGGTTTTCGGAATCAAACAAAGTATCCGTTGCAATAAAGTTATTGGCTTTGTTTGCTAAAGTTCCATTGGTTGTCAAATAAGTTATACCAATAACAGAACCATTTGTTAATGATTTACCAATGATATTGTCACCAAAGTAAATGGCATACTTTTGGCCACGATTTTCTTGTAAGTAAAAAACTGAAGAGTTTGCCGTCGTTTCGGATGCATCAGACGCTATTGTATATGTTTCAAAATCTGTATTTGAAATAGATTGACGAACAGTTACAGATAACGTAGAGGTATCAACATTTGTATCAGGTAAAATGAAAACCTGTTTTGGATTAGTAGATTGGTCATACGTATAAGAATAAGTTACTAGCTGACCCTCATATATTGGTAAATTTAAAAAACTAAAATCTGTATTAGATTTTGTTACTGTTGTCTCAGACAAAGTTACAAAGTTATAACTGACGCCATCGATTTCATTTGAAAGAAAAGCAAAACCTTTAGGTATTGTCAAAGTTGTTTTATCATCTACATTTGTATTAACTGTAAAGTTAATTAAAGCCCTTGGTGCCTTTCTTGAGTATGGAATATAGCCTAAAGTTTTTGCATGAGAAATAACAGAGTCACGCAAAAGAGCTGTATCCATGAACGCTTCGTTTGCCACCATATTCAAATAGTATGCTTGATAATGCGTATTATACGCTAAAATATCCAACAAAACAGATAAGCCAGAACCATCAAAATCATAATCTGTAAACTCAGATTGTGACTTTAGAAATGTTTTTAAGTTTTGCTTGATTTGGTCAAAATCAAGTTCAGTAACTCTTAGGGAATCAGTCATTTTATCTTATGCGTTCTAAGAAAAAGTTAATTGTGATTGGATTTGGTAAATTAACAATAAAGAAAGTTAATGTTACTCTGTATCCATTTTCATCGGGAGCAGGTATTGCTACAATAGATTCTATACCAACTCTTGGTTCATAATTGTTAATTACATCAGCCAAACGTCTTTCTATTGCAGCACCAAAAACAGAGTCTACAGGTTCAAACAATAATCTGCGAATATCGGAACCCAAGTCAGGTTGAAATGGTCTTTCATAAAAATTAGTTGAAACCAGATTTTTTAATGAGTTTGTGATTGCTTTTTCATTAAAATGTTTAGCAATATCTTTCTTCACTGGATGAATAGTGAAGTTTAAATCCAAATCTCTATACGTTCTTTCTGTTTGGATTGTTGGTATATTTGATGTTATTGTAGTTGCCATCTTTTATTTATTCAGTCTCCAATGAATACCGTACCCGAACCAGTCTGAATTGTTCCAGTGTCGGGTCCATTTGTTTCAGTGTCATTATCTCTTGTGGTATCACCGATTCTGGCGGCTCCATTGTTGCCATCATTGAGATTGATTGTTTTACCATTTATTCTTATATCACCAGTAACGTTTAAATCGTAGTCTCCATCAACATATATTTTTACATCACCTTTGATGTAAACTTCTTCATCTCCAACTACAACAGTGTACTTGTTTCTTTGTATTCTCTCTGCTCTGTCACCTTCTGGACCCCATTCAATATAAGAACCTGAACGGTGATATACATGCACTCGTTCCGAACCTTTCGTGTCATCAAACTCTAGTGCATGACCTGATTCTGATTCATACACATTATTATATGGATACTTTGCGTTATAATATGAATTAGGTTCAACCTTACTTGCCTTCTTTGACTTCTTTGCTGCTACAATTTCTGATGGATAGTCAGAATCATTTCGTGCAAGTCTTGATGTTGTCGGTTCATCTAACTTACGTGGATAATTTGTTGCAGATTCATAAGGCTTCACTGGCGCAGCAGAAAGTTGCTCTGGGGTTCGGGCATCATTGAAGCCTTGTTGATTGTTTCCTTGATTTAATGGTATACCAGGAAGAACACCTAATATCACAGGTTCTTGTGCATTTTCACCATCAACGAAGAAACCAAATACCATATTACCTTCACGTGGTGGATATGGGTTATTATTGTTTGTTGGTAATGCTGATTGAGCCCAAGGCAATAAATCTGTAGGTAACAATTGCTTATTATCTGTATGCCAACCAACACAACGAACTTTGCAACGACCTAGTTTCAAAGGGTCGTTAATCATCTCAACAACACCCACCCACCAGATGAAGCCGTTTCGACCAGCAAAATCTTTATAGTCAGTAGCTTCCATAATTTTCTAAAGCCTTGTTTTGTTCTGGAGCACTTTGCGGTATGAAATCAATTTCATTTGAAGTTGTAGCAAGTTCTAGAACAGTCTCATGAATGTCAAACTTGATTATATGTCTTGTTGCAATAATTAAATACTTACCACTCAATGAACGATCCTCATTTTCTGAAGCAGTTTCTTTTTTAGAAAAATCGGGTACACGAACATTCAAATTAAAACCAGAGGTCAATTGAAAATTGCCAGGCATTATCAACTTAATTTTTTTATTCATCAAGTTTGAAAATATTGCTTTTCGTGTAAAAACAAAATCTTCCGTAGCTTCGATTTTTGATATTGATGTTGGGTCGTATTTTTTAATGTAATTACTATTCTTTTTATTTGCACCAAAAATGCTCAAAGATTTTCTCGAATCAAACGCTTCTGTTGATTGCATACCACCTCGGTTTTTCATCTCTGAAAAGTTGGCAGTATCATTACCATGAGTCATGGCTTTATAGTGGTCATCAAAGCCGATTCTTTTATTTTGTATTGTTCTGGTGATAGGGTCAAAACCAATAAACGTTCCTGCTGCAACACCATCTTTTGTTGTTTTAAGTTTATCAGACTGATTTACAACTTCAAAATGTTTTGGACTCAGAAGCTCTTGCGCTACATTTGTTTCTTCAATATTTTTGACTGGAAACTTTATTTTAAAAAGGTAATCAGCAGATAACAAAGAAGAAAGAGAAACAAAGTTATAACCTAAATTGTTTTCAAAGAAAACATAGTTGGGCGACCTTTTCTGGTCAATAGAACGTTTAGCACACCATTCAATTGCATCCAAAGGTTTTAGATTCGGTATTACAATATCACGAACACCTGTTGTTGGTTCAAATATACCTTTAAGTTTTTGTTCAGGTACTTTAAGATAATTTGTCAGAATTTTCTTAACAGTTTCACCATAAGTATTTTGATATGACTGATTTATTCTTAACTGTTCTGAAAGCATAAACTCATCAGAAACAAATTCTAGGGTATAAATTTCGGAGTTTTGTTGGAGTGTGGCACGATTTGATTGGCGGTAAATTCTAAACGCTTTTTTTAATCGAAAAGAATCTGAGTCAGTATCTTTGCCTATGTTTACCAACAGAACTTCTGAACCATCAAACAATAGTTTAGCTGAAAGACCAATTGAATCTACAATGACAACTGCACCAGAAATAACAGGCGATAACAAAGAATCAAATATGTTGATTTCTTGAAAAAGTTTAGTTATATCAAGTTTACCGTTTTTTGTAACAATCGCAAGCTCATTAATACTAAACTTCGATGGTGTTTCAGGGAGACTAACACTCATTATTATTCTCTAGAATTTATAACACGTTTAAATTCATCCATCAATCCAGCTTGTGTGGCAAATTCAGAACGTAATATTTTTATTGTACGCTTAGATTCATTGACAGCAATTTCATAATCATAATAAGTTTCAGTTTCTTTTGAAATTGTTTGAGTTATCTGAGTGCCGCTATTCAAGGTGTAAGTGGTAGAAGTTTGAATTACATTTGCATAAGCAGAAGAATCAATTTCAATCTTTTCTTTTATGGTGTCTCTATTAGGATTATTAGTAACACGTGTAACTGTTTTATAGTATGATTTTATATTTGCTTGTGACCAAACAATCCCCGTTTGTGGAGTTGTATTTGCTGCTCCATTTGCAGAATACTTATTGTTTATATAAGTTATTACGGTTCTTTGGTCAAGCGGCCAGTCGTATTGTGTATCAATAATATCATTAAACAATAAAACTATCCAATGCTTCTCAGGTGAGCCATAATATTTGTTTGCAATCATTTCCGGTGTATCACCATCTTGTATATCATATGGATAATAAATGTTTGTATTATCTTTTAATTCTTTTTCAAAACCAAAACGTGCAATAATATTACTGACTATATCAGCAGCATTTCTTTCGTCGGAAAGGCTGTATAGTGTTTTAGGAAAATAGTTAAAATACTTTGACATTTTTTATTTTTTGAATGCTTGATAGACATCAATCGCTTTATTGCCAATCGATTCTGTACCTTTATAACCACCTTGACCACGTACCATACTTTTCTTCGTAAGAATAACAGTTTCTTTGAACTCCAGTGTCAATTGAATAGCGGTTGGCATACCAGTTCTACCCAAACGTGGGTCATTTTCACCAAACATCTCATAGGCAGACCAGCCGTTTGGTGCATAGTTCACAGAAATATTTTGTAGTACGCAACGACCAATAGCAGGCAAGTTAGGATTAGGACGACCGCCATAATAAAAACTTAATTCAAATTCTGAAGGAGGTATCAAAAGAAGTCCAGCAGAACCACCATCTAGTTCCGGTGCTTGATGAAATCTCAATCTTTCTAAAATGTTCTGAACTTCTAAAGCCTCTTTTTCGTCACGTGGATAAAACATAAACTCAAATGTAAACTGTCTAAACGCAGGTGAAGAATAGAGCAGCTCAAGCATAGGGTTATTGACACCACCTAATGTTAAGAAAGCAGCCGCTTTTGCTGAACTTTGGCCTACGACATTACCTAACTTTTCAAATCCTTTTTGTATTGCTGCTGTTGCCACTGGACCTTTTAGACCTTCAATACCAGCAGACTTTGCATCAGCACCACTCTCAAGTGCTTGTAAAATGGATTGACCAGCTTTGGCAACTTTACCACCCAATTCATTACCAAGTGCAGCATCTTCATATGATTGTTGAAAAGTATATTGAAGCGTGTCGGGCATGTAAAGCACAACTGTATCATTTGTGAGTTCAGTAGTTCTAATTAAAGATTCATTTTCAATGCTCTGAACACTGTTAATGTAAGTATCTTGGTCAACATAAACTTGTGCTTGTTGCTTTTGTGGACCACCAAAATTAGTTGCTATGCTTTTACCAAACAAGGTTTTACCGCTTGTAAAATTGTTTACAGCATTGTCTATCGCACTGTTAATTTTTTGAGAGAATGACGGGCTTCTACTAATCTGTTCTTCTGGTTGAAATCTTGCAATTTGGTTTAAACTATTTTGCTGAACTCCGGTGTACTGTGAGTTTTTTTGCTTGAAGATATTGATGACCATGTAATGCGCTTTGTCATAGTTTCCAATATCTAACGGATATCTAAATGTGTTAGTCCTATTTCCCTCAAACAAAGGAGCCAATGGTCCTCTTCTTTGATCCTCTTGTGAAATGGTGATGTCTGAGAGTCCGAAAAATGCCATAAGATGATTCCTGTTAGTTGACTAGATAGTATTTATGCCAAACAAAGGAAGATTTAGACCGAAAAACCCGCAGAAATACAAAGGTGATGCTACCAATATCATCTACAGGTCTACGTGGGAAATAAAGGTAATGAGATATTTAGATGAGAATCCGAACATCATTTGGTGGGGTTCGGAAGAGTTACCTATACCTTATTACAGTCCAATTGACAAAAGAAAGCATCGTTACTTTCCAGACTTCATTGCCAAAATTCGTAAAAATGATGGTAAAGTGATGACTTATATTATTGAAGTCAAACCAGAAAAGCAGACAAAGCCTCCCACACAGAAACGCAAAACAAAGACTTTTATTCAAGAAGCCATGACATATGAAGTCAACAAAGCCAAGTGGCACGCTGCCGAAGAGTTCTGCAAAGACCACGGCTGGCAGTTTCTTGTTCTGACAGAGAAACATCTAGGCATCTAAGATAAATACTCGATGGCTAAGAAATTAATAGACAGAGTTAAAGAGTCGCTGGCAAAGTCTGGTTATGAACCACGCACACGTGAAGCTCGTAAATGGCTAAGAACAAAGATACCAAGTCTTAGACCAACAAAGGGTGAACTGATGCGTGACCGCATGAGACTCCGAGACAAGTCTTTTATTGGCCGTATGTATTTTTATTATTATGATCCTAAGACAAAGGACACGCTGCCATATTACGACAAGTTCCCATTGGTCATACCAATAGAACGATACTCAGACGGTTTTCTAGGGTTAAATTTACATTACATACACCCAAAGCAGCGTATAGTCCTATTAGATAAACTTAGTGTCATATTAAACAATCATGATTATGATGAGACAACAAGGCTAAGAATCAGTTATGATTTTCTTGCAAGAGCAACGAAAGTTTTCTTTCAAGCAAAGCCTTGCATAAAACGATATTTGTTTAGCCACATACAATCTCGTTTTTTGGAAATTACAGCAGATGAGTGGGATATCGCCGTCATGTTACCAGTAGAGTCATTTGCTAAAGCAAGCGCAAGTAAAGTCTGGTCAGAATCAGAGGATAAATTTTAATGTCGTTTTCACCTAATCTATTTTTATCACACATCAGAAGCAAAGATGGCTTGGCTCGTCCTTGCCGCTTTGAAGTTATCTTACCTATTCCTGCATACATTGGACAAGCAATAGGTAATTCATTTCTAGAAAAAGTTTTGAATTTTCCAAACTCTATTTTTTCGGATGTGTCTGATGCTATCAATTCTTCATTAGGATTTCAAAACGAAGGTACAAGAAGTTCAAACCCAACCATTTCAAGATATCTTGCGCTTCAATGTGAAACTGCTGAATTACCAGGTAGAACATTAGAAACAGCAGATGCTAGAATTTATGGTCCTTCTTTTAAAGTACCATATCGTATGCAGTACACAGATACAAATTTAACTTTTCTGTGTACAAATGATTTCTATGAGCGTAAATTGTTTGAACGTTGGATGGATGCCATCATTCCACCAGACACAAACAATGTAAGATATCCAAAAAGTAATGCAACACGTTATCTAACAAATATTCGCATTGTACAATATGATGATGTTGTTCGCCAAATTTATGCAGTCGAATTGATTGATGCTTTTCCCGTTGGCATAGCACCTCAACCACTTACTTGGTCTGATGAAGGCTTTCATCGATTATCTGTTTCATTTGCATATCAACGTTACCGTACTATCTTTGAAGGTCAATATGATATTGGACAAACATTGACTTCACTTGGAGGCGCAGCAGCCGCAAGAATATTTTCATTTTAATTGAGAGGAAATTATGTTACCAAAACTTGACGTACCAATTTATAATATTAAATTGATTTCGACAGGACAAGAAATTCGCATTCGACCATTTCTTGTAAAAGAACAAAAGCTGTTTCTAATGGCAGCAGAATCGGAAGATGCCAAAGAAACAATCGGCACAATTCGTAGAGTGTTAAAAAACTGTGTGTTGGATGATATCGATATTGATTCTTTGCCCACATTTGACCTTGAATACCTGTTTATGAATCTTCGTGCAAGGTCGGTAGAAGAAGTTGTTGATTTAAAATACAAGTGCAACAACGTAATAAAAAACGACAAAGGTGAAGATACAACTTGCAATGGTTCGGTTGATTTCAAACTTAACTTGCTTGAGATTGAACCAACACTTCATCCAGAACACACAAACAAATTCATGTTGAATGATAAAATTGGTATCTGTTTAAAGTATCCAACTTTTGAAATGATTCAAAAATATGAGGACATGAATGAAAACGAAATTCTAGTAAATGTTCTGATTGACTGTATTGACTATCTGTATGATGATGAACAAGTATACCATGCCAAAGATTCAACGCACGAAGAAATGGTTGAGTTTGTGGATTCAATGTCACAGAAAGATTTGGAAAAGATTAAGTTATTCTTCGACACAATGCCTGAATTGAAAAAAGACGTACACTTTAAATGCGGTAAATGTAGTTATGAGGAAGATATTGAGATTAGGGGACTACAAAATTTTTTCGCCTAATTTTTCGTTATGATACACTGAGTAATTATTATCAGACAAACTTTGCTTTGATGCAGCACCACAAGTATAGTTTGACCGAACTTGAAGAAATGCTACCTTGGGAAAGAAACATTTATTTGGGTCTTTTGATTCAGTATTTGGAAGAAGAAAAAGAACGTATTAACGCACAAAAACAAAAACGATAAATGGCAAAGAAAAGTTTGGAAAATTTAGCCAAAGAACTTGGCTACAAAGACTTCAATTCAATGAAAGAATCCGTTGGTGGCTCATACACCGGTGGATTTCTCTCTTCTTTGTTTAAGAAGAAAAAAGCAAAACCAACAGCACCAACAAAAGATGTTCCCACATCAGAAGAGCCAACAGAAGCTAGAGAAACTAGTGTCTTTGAAAAGGCTCTTCCTTTTCTTGACATCATAGCAAAAAATTCAATTTCTCTTCCCGGCATGGCACGTGATGTAAATGTGCTTCGTCAAAACATTGCCAAACTTGTTAAGATTAAGGGTGAATCGGCAGCAACAAAAGCAGACAAGTTCTTCAAAACAGAAGAACAACGTGAAGCTGAAATGGAATCGGCAAGAGCAAAAAGCAAAATACCAACAGTAGAAACTAAAGGTGGTAAAGAGCCTGCACCAAAAGAAAGTGGTGGAATGTTTGGTGGTTTACTTGATATGCTCAACCCTGTAAAACTAATTGGTGGTTTAATTACAGGAATTGTTGGCGCATTCGGTGCATTCTTTAGTGGTGGTTCAATACTTGCCTTGTTAGCCAAATTGTTTGTGCCAGCAATGATTATTGGTGGGCTTATCAATGGCATTCTTGACGGCATAAAAATATGGAAAGAAGGCGGTAGCATTGTTGATACACTTGTTTCAGCACTCGGTGGTTTTCTCAAGTTCATCACATTTGGTTTGTTTGGTGAAAAAGAACTTCGTGAAGGAATGGATTCTGCAATCAAATTCATTCTACCATTCATCATCGATATGACAGAAGTGTTTGATAAATTTGTTACATGGATTAAAAACAATGTAGGTTTTCCTGGTTATACAATACCTCTTTCAAAAGCAAATGATTTAATTCCAGAATTTTTACAAAAAAAAGGAGTTAAATTAGAAGATTTTAAGATACCTGCATATTATCCGTTCAAAAAAGATACTGGCAGTACAAAAGCAGAATCATACACATCTTCAGCGACAACATCTCTAAAACAAACTCAAGCCAAACTTGATTCTGGTGAAGGTGTATTCTATGATGGAGATGCAAGAAAAAGATTAGAAGAAAAACCAAAAGAAGAAAAACAAAAAGCATCACAAGACAAATTAGGTGAAGCAGTAAAAAGCACATCACCAACTCCTGATCCATATAGTCCTGTAAACGCTGAGAAGAGTCGAGATGCTGCTAAAGGATTTCTAAGCACTAAAGCAGGTGTGACAGTTGACCCATCTTCATCAACTGGCTATACAGACCAAGCATCAGGTAAACCAATAACAGAAGAAGAAGTTCGTCGTAAAATTATTGCTGTTGGTGGTGAGCCTACAAAAATTTTACAAATAGCAAAAGGTGAAAAAGGAGCAACAGCGGTAGCAGGTAGTGGCTACACAAGCGGTGGTGTTTCGGCAGCTCCCGCCGCTGGTGGTGAAATCACCGCATCACCATCCACTCCTGCTGTTGGTGGTGCAGCACCATCTTCTCCTATGCCAACTCCAGCAATGACTGCACCATCCGGTTCTAGTTTATCTTCAGCATCATCAGAAGTCGCCGAAGGTCAACGAATGGATGCGGCAGCGGATGCCGGCACAACATTTAATGCACCAATAGTTAATAATACAACTGGACAAAAAGCACCATCAACACAAGGTGTTGCAGATGTTTACAACACAAGTTTTATTCGAAACTATTTGACAGCATAAAATGTTATCAGAAATTCTAGGTCTGTCGGTAAAGAAAAAGGTTCTAAACAAAGTCTCTACCGAAAGAACATCTCCCACGGTAAAAAAGTTATCTAAAACGGCCTTAAACTTTATGGCTGTCACACGTGCGGCTAAAGACCTAAACATCATCCGTCAAAACATAATCAAGCTCGTTGAAATTTACGGTGGCAAAGCCTCTGAAAAAGAGGACATGCATTTTCTAAAAGATGATGAACGAACAAGAAAATTCAAAGTTCTTCAAGATGAATTTATAAAATCTGAAACAGAAGATGCTGACGAATCTAAAAATAGTAAATTCAAGAAACTCAAAAAGATTGCCAAAGACTATGCAAAGCAGGCAAAGAAAAAACTGTTGGAATTGTCTGAGAAATTTAAAAAATTTGGTAAACAACTTTTAGGTAAACTAAAAGATTTTGCTAAGAAAGCATTCAAATATTTTGAAGAGGCTTTTGAGAAGTATTTGCGTCCTACAATGGACAAATTGAAAGCCAAAGTTGAAAAAAAGATGAAAAAAGCGGCAGGAAAATCTGCCATTAAAATTGCAGCAAGAGGTCTTGCAGTTGCAACGGGACCTGTTGGTTGGATTGCTCTTATCATTTTGACTTTATGGGATGGTATTACAGATGCATGGGAAACATGGCAATCTACAGGTAGTGTTTACGAAACAATCAAAGCAGGCATAGCAGGCTTAGTTGACTCTCTGACTTTTGGTTTATTTGATAAAGACACTGCTAAAAAAGTAATTGATGGTACCGTAGATTTCATAAAAAACATTCCTGAAAAAATATCAAACTTCATTAATGATTCTTCAGATTCAATTTTTACTTTTGTAAATGAGAAGATAGACAAGTTACTGGAGTTGAACCCACTTAAAGAAAAACCTTTAAGTGAAAAAGAACTTGCGGCTATCATTGAACAACAAAAAGCAGCACAAGCGGCTGCTGAAGCAGAAGCAAAAAGGCAACAACAAGTTGCCGAAAATTTGGCTAAAGCACAAGAACTCATAAGACAAAAAACAATAGAACGTGACAATCTGATAGAAGAAATTGCTATTCTTGAAGAAGAAGCGACAGGTCAACCATCAGACCAAACTAAACGTTTACAAGAAAAGAAAAAGGAATTAAAAACATCTGAACAAGCGTTATCAGATGCACTGAAACGTGAACAGCAAGCAAAGAAAGAAGCATACGCACCAAAACCAGTAACACCAGGTGGTGTACCACCAGCTGCACCAACAAAAGTATCTGGTCGTGATGCACTTGTAAAAGTTATAGTTACAGAATTAGACGCTGCTGGTATTACGAACAAATTTGCAAAGATTGCCATTCTTGCTAACATTCAAAAAGAAACTGGATTCAAAAATTTTGAAGAAAATATTCTTGCATACAAAAACACAGCGAACGATAGAATTCGCCAAATCTTTACAACTAGAGTTAAGAACTACTCTGATGCCCAGCTACATGAAATAAAAAAAGACCCATATAAGTTTGCTGAAGTCATTTATGGTAAAGATACAGCAATTGGTAAAGGCATGGGTAACACCGAAGAGGGTGATGGTTTCAAATACATCGGACGTGGTTTTATACAATTAACTGGTAAAAATAATTATAAGATGTATGGCAAACTTGCTGGTGTTGATTTGCTCAGTAATCCAACACAATTGCTTGACCCGTCAGTTGCTTCTAAAGTTACAGCACAATTCATGCTGAAGTCTTTGGGTGGAAAACTAAATTCATTTACTTCACAGTCTGAAGCTAATCGTGCAGTAACACAAGCTATTGGTGGTAAATCTCTAGACTTAAACAAAGGTATCGGTGCCGAAATATTGGCCAAAGTCAATAAGTATTCAGAAGATTTTAGTGGTGTTGATATTGCATCAACAAGCAAAGAAGTATCACAAGGTCAAAGAGAACAATTAAAGCCAACTGGTGCTGATGTTATCAATGTATCTCAAACAAACAATACAAAAATGACCGACACCAAAACAGCATACAATCAAAAAAACAATTCTAATGACCAATTAGTAGCAAGAGCCACGTAATGTCATCACGTACAACAAGACTTAAAAAAGCAAAAATATTAAAACAACAAAGTTTATCTGGAGGTAAAAATTTATCTGACAAAGAAAAACAGATATTAAAAGAAGTTGGTTCTCGTATGTCGAAACATAAACTGGAACAAATGTATCAAGAAATTAGCAAAACTCCAGGTTATGACACTTACAAAAAAATTGAGTTATACAATGAAGCTATAAAAAATGCTTCCGAAAAACAATCTGATGCCATAACAAAAGCTGCAAAAAAAAGAAGTGATGCTATTGATAATCTAATCAAAAATCATCCTGATGAAGTTGAAAAAATTATTAATAAAGCGGAAGATAAAAAAACAACTTCACAAGAAACGCCAAAAACTGAAACACCTTTAATAGAAACAAAAACAGAAAAGAAAGAAGAAGAAAAAAATAAAAAAGAAGAAGATAAATCGCCGACAAAAGTTGTAGACAAGGATGCTGATTTTAAAACTGATCCTATTGCATCCTTAAAAATAATTGCCAAAAATTTATTACTAATCCCAAGAATAGGAAAAGAGTTCAAACTTATTTCTGGAGGCTTTGGTAAATTTTTACAAAATGAAACTGGTGAGAAACCGGCAAAAGAAAGTCTGATAAGCAAACTATCTCCATTTGTAGACAAATATAAAGTAAAAAAAGTAGATATATCAGAAGATTCAAAAAAGAAAATTAAAAAACAAGAAAAGAAAAAGAAAAGAACAATCTTCGATTCAATTATAGAAGGCCTTCAAACCGCAGCAGCCCTTCTGCTCATCTCTGGAATATTCAACAAAGATTTATTAGTTAAAGTAATAGAACAACGTGGTGGTGTTGAAGGCATCATAGGTGCGGGCCTAACTGCATTCTCAAATACAATAACAGATTTTTTTGCCTCTTATAATTTTGCAGAGGTCATTGTTGACCAGATGTCGTCGTTTTTACAATTCATTTCATTTGGTCTAATAACAAAAGATGATGCCACAAAAGTTTTAGAATCAATCGGCAGTTTAATCAAACCTCTGACAGATAGAATAGGTTACTTTCTTGCTGGTGTTGGTGCCTTCATCGGTGATAAACTCCGTAGTTTTGGTAGAGACATCGACAAAGCAGGTGGAATTGAAACGAAAGGTGTAAGAGAAGAAAGAAAAAAACAACTTGAATCTGACCCATATGCTAATGCAGTTGAAACATTAAAAGTTCTTGATGAGGATATCAATCTACTCAAAGAACGTAAATTTTCTCTTCAAAAATTTCTTGAGAATAGAAAAGCATATGAGCAAAGAAAAGCCGAAGGTAAAACCGAAAAACTTACACCACCTGCACCGCCACCACCAGCATCTCCAAGATATCGTTCTGATAAATCTGTATTTGCAAAAGAGCCGCCCGCACCTTCTGGTACTTTAGCAACACCTATTAATGGAACACCAAGTGATGTAGCATCAGGCCAACCTGTAACTAAAGCAGCAGGAAGTTTAGATAATCTTACAAAGAAGGCTGACCCAAATGTAGACACATCAAGATTTAACGATGAGTTTCAGCGCCGTCTTGAATTGATGGCAACAGCATTTAAGCAAGAAACTGGCAAGATGTTGCTTGTCACTTCTGGTTATCGTAGTAATGAAAAACAAAAAGAATTATATGATGCAGACTTAAAAAATAATAATGGTAGACCAAGTGGTAAAGTAGCACAACCAATGGCACCTCTAGGACAAGGTGCAGGTAGTGTTCATATGAAAGGCCTTGGCATTGACCTTAACAGCAAAGGACCCGATGGTCTAAATGTTCTTGCTGGTAGCAGAGACAAACCAACTGGCTGGTTAGAAAAATTTGGATTGATTCGTAATGTCAAAGGTGAAGATTGGCACGTTACTATAGCTGGTGCTCCATCAACACCTGATGATGCTGAAGTGCCGGACAAAAAAGGAAATGCAGTTGATGTTGCGACAGGTAAAGTTGTGCAAGGTGCTGACGTAGGCAAATCATCAAATGAAATTGCTATGGAACAACGTCAACAATCAAAGCCGAAAAATCCTACTGTTGTCAACACTGCTGTTGTGAATAATACTACAGTGGTACAAGACCGTAAAGTTGTTGCAGCATAAAAAAAACGCCACCCGAAGGTGGCGTTATAATCATCAATCTTCTGCTAGAGACTTGAAGTAATCAAGTTCTTCGTCATCAATATCTGCTGATGGTTTAGGAACAAAGTTCTCATCAATAGCCTTAGTCTTTGATACTGGTGCAGCACCATCAAGACCCAAGACTTTATCAAGTTTTGCTTTTAGCACATCATAAGATTTGAAGTTCTTTGGATCAAGAAACTCTTTGAGTGAGTGTTGCTTTTTCCAGAGTGCTTCAAGTTTTGCATCATCACCATCAAGCAATGCTGAAGGAGAATCAAACTCAGACTTGTCATAGTTGCGATAACCTTCAACTTGACGAATCTTGATTTTGAAGTTAGCACCTTCCCAGAAATCAAAAGGATTGATTGCCTTTTCATCTTCAAACTCTGGATTCATTGCTTCTGTAATCTTATCAAAGATTTTCTTACCAAACTTGTACAGACGAATCTGTCCTTCGTTTTCTGGGTTCTTTGGGTCAGAAACAATGTAAACATTAGTGATATAATGTAAACGGCGTTTTTGTTTACGTGCAATCTCTTTGTTTGCTTCAATACCTGAGTTCCACAAAACAGAGTTATGCTCCGAAACAGGGTCTTTTTGATTGAGTGTTGTCAAAGAGTTTTCAATGTACCAGCCACCAGGACCCTGAAAGCCATGGTCAAAGATACGTACCCAAGGAAGTCCTTCATCACCATCTACTGCTGGAGCAGGAAGAAAACGAACAACAGCCATGCCGTTACCTGCTTTGTCTACTTCTGGTGTCCAGAAGCGGTCATCACCTTTTGAACCAGATTCAGTGTTTGTATTGATTGATTCAACCGCTTTGGTGAGTTTCTCGAATGAGTTGCGGTTATTGCGGAGTTTAGAAAAATCAGACATGTAATTACCTCGTATAAAAAGTTGTATTAAATTGTATGTGCATCTTGTCCACATGATTCATTATATACTTTTATATATGTGTCGTCAAGAACAGACTGCACAGTTTTTATCGTTTTAGCCGTTTCTTTGTGAAGAATGCCTATGCCGCCTGCCATATTAAAATCATCAATAACATCTTGGGTATCATCAATGAGAATAATATCTGATTTGGCATAAGTTGCTTTCAAATGACGACCAGGTACGATATTGGCTGTAAAGTCAATGTGATGTCTTTTCAACCAAACCTTTTTCTGTCGCTTTACCTCTTCATGATGCATACGGCCACCAGAAGAAGAAAGTATCTCTACAGGTATATCAAGAGAGATGATGTATTTCAATAGTTCTTTACCACCAGGATACCAATCAAGTGTTTCAAAGTTTTTACCTTCTACGAACTGATTCCATTTATCATCATGCTTTTCACCACGTTCACGTGTGCTTAATGCTTTTTGTTTGAAGATTTCTTTGTATCTTTGATTGAAATCAGACAGTACACCGTCCATGTCCAGATAAATTTTCTGTATTCGCATCATATTCTTTCTTTAGTATGAGTTTATATTTCGTTGGCTCAAATGGTATGAACGGTGTATATTTCTTTATTCTTTTACTGATGTTGGGGTAATGAATGGTATCACCAATCTTACGATCCCATGATGGTAAAAAACCTAGAACTTGATTGAGTATACAAATAGTTTCAAGTGAGACTTCTTCATGCAACAATTTGATGAGCAAGTCTGGATACTCACCTTCATGCGACATAAACAAATCATTTGGATTACTATGATTCATTAATGATTCAATTTCATTTGTGAAAGTGTAGGTCAATGATTGAATCACTTTCTGGCGTTTACGATACTCAGCATCAGCCTCATTAGTGAGTAAATGACCTACCCAAACATTCTGGTCACTAACCAAATTAGCAACAACAAAATCACGGCATATGTCAACATTTGTGAATCTCCGGCTGAGTTTGTAAAAGTGCCATTTGTCTTTACGATTCTCAAACGCACCAATACTTGTGCTTACTTTACCATTGTACTTAAAGTAATCGTAAGAATCTGAATTGAAGTGTAGTTTGAGAGAAGAGTATAAACAAAATGTTTCATAGCCCGTCATATCGGTAAACGATTGCCTTTCACTTTTAACATATTCAAACGCTCTGCTTGTTCGTGTATTTTTGCTTTGAGATTTGGAGTTATGAGTGAAGCAGCAACCTCTAACTCCAAACCTGTCTCTTTGCAGTGTTCGGTAATGGCCTCAAGATATGTGTAATCTGTATTGGCCACCAAACCCTCTATCTGCATAGAGAACTTCAACATCTCATCTTTTGTCGGCATTAAAATGAACCCTCACGTTTTCACCGGTGTTGCTTGGTAGATCAGCCGACCATGATGATGCCATACCTGCCGGTGATGCTGACAAAGGTTGTTCTTTAACCAGAGAATGAAGTTGCTGTGTAGTCAGTGGCGGTATTGTATCGTTCATTGTCGCACTAAATGGCCAGTTATTTTGTGGTATGTTGCTGAAATCATATTCTGGTTGATCATCAAGAGTAACAGAACTCTCTTCTTTTTCAAATGGTATAACATCAATCTGACCATCAATCTGATAACCACATCCTTGCAAGAAATCACGGAATCTATCAAAGATGTCACCAAGATATAAAGCATTGCAATTCATTTCTAAGTCTCTTTCACCTTCAGCGGAATGAAAGCGAAACATGAATGAATGTTCGTCACTATTGAAACTCATAATATAATCTCCCTTTATTTACGATTAGCAGCGTGTGCAATACAAACAATATCATCACTCTTGGCATATGAACACCGTACAGCCAATGGGTCAATGCCTTTTGCAATAGCGTTTTCAATATTTGCTGCCATCAGTTTACGGTCATTCAAACCATAAAGACATGTTGCAGCAACGATTGAAAGTAAAACCAAAGTAAATGATACTGTGGTTATACTACTCAATCCTTTTTCCATCATCTTCTCCTTTTTACTTGATAAAATACTCATGAACTCTTCTTTGCTTTATTGTAGAATAAATGTCTGCCTATTTGTGCAGTGTACTTCATATTATTCCAACCAGGTTTTACATAGTCTGCATGAAAGAACAAAGCACCTCTTGTTGGATCTTTAAACTTCTCAGTATAAAGATAAAACGCCAATGCTAACTCAGTAACACTATTGTACAACGAATTACTCTCTAGTGTCAAGAGGCCTTTTCGCATCATATCCTTAGGACGATTTTCACATACCCATGAAAACTGGCAAACAGTGCCGACTTTTTGTTTGACTACACCACAATACGTGTCAGGAAATGTTCCAGAGTTTACACGATTGTATGTAACGAATGCTACAGCAAGTTGACCTAATCGTGGTTCTAAACCTGCTTCAAAATACATGTTCTGTGCAAGACATTCTACTTCTGATCTTGCTTGTGGTGATAAATCTTCTAGTTGTACTTTGGGTTGAACTGGCACATTTATTTGTGCGGCGGCATGACCAATGTATACAACGAATGCTGCAAAGATACTACAAATTAATAGTGTGATGTAACGCATATTTCTCCTTGTTAGTTAGAGAGATGCCGAAGCATCTCTGTTCCCATCAGGCAGCTTTTTTGCTTTGTGTTTTTTCTGCTGTAATGTTAGATACGAATCCATTCAAGGCTTGTGCCTTAGTAATGATTTCGTTTTCTGTGGGATAAGTTGGAAAGGCTGGGTGTTCAGGTATTGCTTGTCCATTTAGTTTAGCGGACTCTACCTTTACATGCCATTCATTGGTTAGGCGATCTTTGCTAGAATGATACTCTTCTAACAAAAGTTCTTTCGCCATTTTTAGAAGTTCAAGACGAATCTCAAACGGTGTAAGATTACTCATGTGTTTACTCCTGTGTGTGTTATACTGGCGAATTGTGTGTGTGATGCCAGTCTTTTATTTAGTCATTTTTTTCTTCAACTAATTTTTGTCTGCGATGATATTCTTTTACGATAAATTTATGCACACCTTTTTTCATATTATTAAAAAGAAATGCTTGTTCTTGTTTTGATAAATTTGAAAAATTAGGCTCTATAATATTCAACACAGCTAAAGCGATTTCTTTTTGTATTTTTCTATCAATCTTCATCATCAATCCCAGAGTCCACGATAGTATTTACCAAATAGACGAAAACCATTATCCATTCGGTCATAAATTTTTTGCATACCATCATAATCACATTGGTATGTGTGATTAGGACCATCTACCATAGTTGATAAATTAGGATTGTCTTCACAAGGAACAAACTTCATATCAATCACACCTGAACGATATGCTTCTTCCCATGAATCGTCAAGCAGATGTTCAAAGGCAAAAATCATTTCATTCAACACCCATTCCCAACGGCGATGTGTAATATCCCACGATTCTTTTTGGAATTGCTCATCATCTTCAAACTTCAATCTGAATTGTGATGAGCCATCATCATAGCCAGTTATACGAAGTTCTTCTGGCACATCTTCAATGTCAACCATAGGTGAACCATGTTTTGTTGCTTGAAGTTGTTTGAGCATTGGCAAAATAATATTTGCCAGTGTGTGATCCATTGACCATATATCATACTTGTCAATGCGTACTTTGATTTTGCGTTTCTTGTGACTGTCAATCCAATTAAAGAAATCATTCAACCAAGATGATTTGCCGTTTTTATCTTCAGCCAGCCAAGTGCCGAAATCATGAACCCATTCTGGATGCCGTTTGAATCCGTACTCATCAGGTACTTTTTTTACCCAAAAGCAAAGTAGTTCTGCTAATTGGTAAGGACCAAACCAATTTGTATAAGGACCAATATAAACACGCATGATGTATCTCTGAATATGATGTGGACTGTTTTGGTAATAAGGTACAGCCCACTTAAACCCCAGCAAGGCTATTTAAGCAGCCATTGCGTAGTAATTATCGTTTGCAGATAATTTATTTGCTTGATTTACAGTCATCGCCTACTGTGTTGCCTTCTCCACTATCTCACCCTGTCGAAACCAGGTCACCCCCATCAAAAGCACACAATCCCCACTAGAGCCCTCAGAGGTTTCTTTCATCTAGGACAACTATGTGCTTTTGGTGGAGGTGGGCGGAATTGAACCGCCGTCCAGAATGCCTTCACTTCGAAGGAGTTACAACAATTCTTTCTTGTAGCACACAACGTGCCACGATGTAATCTCTATAACGCACGATTGTTGATGCCACTTCATGGCATTCCTCATATGTATCAAAAGTTTTCCATTGTGATTCTGTAACTGAACCTGAAATGATAACCGTTACAATGAGTGCGTATAGCATTATGCCCTTTTTATTTTTCTCTCCAATTCATGTAATCTGTTCATACCAGTTTCTTGCAAATCATAATCATGAAGAGGTTCAACTGGATCATCAATAACTTTATATTTTAGTTTATCAAATTCTTTATGAAACTCGTTGCGTCTTTCGGCATCCCAACTCATACAATGAAAAAATCCACTCTTTGGATGAGCAGAAACATTTTTATCATAATAGTCCATGTATCTTGCACGATACTTAGACAATTCCGAAAATAATAAAGAATCTTTGTGACTCTTCTTTATCTCATCAATTAATTCTTTCAAGTAACTCATTATAAAATATCTCTTTACTTATATGCTGTAAAAGTTTGATTTGGACCAAGCCTTGTTCTACCTTTACCTCTTTCTTCACCAGGCTTCACTTTAACATTGTAATGCACTTTACCTTGGTTTTCAACTTTACCTGATTTAGCAGAAGCATCAAGATGGTGCCAACTACCTTCATGTGAGGTGTGATGAACAGCCAGAATAGATTCTTGTTTATGCTTGTTGCCAACATTTTTTAAAGCATGAACCATTTTATTATGACCTTCTTTACCTTTTTCAGCGGCATGAACTACATATGAGCCTTCATGACTCACTTCATGTTCACCACCGTATTGATATTCACCTTTATGTGGTCCAGACCAACCACCTATATGTCCAGATTTACGGGCATGTTCTAGGTCTTTCTGCATCTCAGTGTGGGCTGCTTTTTTCTTCTCCGGAGTATTCGTGTGAGGACCTTCGGGAGACAATGCTCCAATACTATGCCCGGAGGCCAAATGTTTATTTACTTTTTGTTGAAGTGGATTACCTTCATCTAGTTGTACGTGTTGTTTGAATGATAGCATAGTGCCTCCGACTTGTCAAGCATATTTATCAATATACTCAATCAATGGTTGCCGATAATCATGTATCTGTCGCTCAAACACCTGTGCAGGTCCTTCTTCGGTAGCAATCAATACCACAATGTCATCAATCCAAATACCAGTTCTTTCGGCAAACATCAGCGCATATGCTGTACACTGCATAAAGTAGTTTTGAATGTAGTCTTCATCTTTTTGTTTCGTGGAAGTCTTATAGTCAATGACTGACAATTTGCCATTCCATTCAGCAATTAAGTCTACACGGCCAGCAATACGATATTTGTCGGAATAAAGTGCTTGTTCTTGTGCATAAACTTGACCAACATTTTCATCAATTTTAGGTTTGATTTTGAAGAATAATTCTTTCAAGTCAGGCATCAATAACTGCATCTTGAATTCGTTTATTTCATTCTTCAGGTAGTCTTCACATATCTTGTGTACCTTTGTACCACGATTTGATGCCTTGCGTGACACTTCATTTGCTCGTTCCTCACCAACTGCTTTACGCCATTCATATATGCCTTGCTTATTGTAATGAGAAAGCACCGTAGTGATAGACTTATACTTGTTGCCTTCTGGCGTAGTATACAGTCTACCACTATCGGTGGTTTCCGCTGTTAAGTCAAATTGTAACTGTGGTAAACTTACATGTTCAAATATTCGCATTATGTAAAGTAGTGATTTCGGCTGTGGTGTGGATAACTTTGTCTTGGATACTTCTTTTCTATCTTTGCAGGATCTTCTTTTTCTATTTGTGTTATTTCTGTGGTCATTTCTCTTTCAATCTCTTTTGTGATGTAGTCATTCAGTAGTGCTACTTTTTTCTGCAAAGATTTTTTAGCCATATATGCTCCTTGTGCTAAGGTTCACATAATGTAATTACTGCCCAAACTTTCCTAAATGTTTATCTACAATTCTTTGTGTTTGTGATTCTTTGACACCTTTTTTACCGTGTTTATTGGCAACTGAAGATTGTTTGTGACTTTCTGATACTTTAGACAGAACTTCTTTGAAACCGTCTGGTACTTTACCAGTGATTGATACGCCACTGACAATTGACATGGCGCCAAGATGAACTTGTTGAATGTGTGGATTTTCTTTGAGAAAATCTTCTTTAGCAGAGATGCTCAGAAGTTTCTCAAATGTATCACCTGTTTCTGTATTATAAAAATCGTATGTTGGCATTAATCTTATATAGTCAAATACCATTCTGGCGCCGGTCGTTTTGTCCACCGTGCAAAATGGGTTTTTTTCTCATTGTAATATTTATGATATGATGCTAACGAATCATTCACTATCTTACAGTCATCAGGCATAGCTGGTGTTGGTTCAGTAAACACACCTTCACTTATGTTGTTCGGTAGTGCAATTATTGTACTCACTAGTCGTGTTTCAACCGAATGTGTTTTACCATAGCGATGAGTGTATTCTTTACACAGTGCATACCACATTTGATACAACCATGTGTAGTTGCTGTCATTCTGTCGTGCCCAAATATTTGATGGATGACTAATGTGTGATGCTTTCATCAAAACATCTTCACGTTTATCGGGCAAAAGCCAACGTTTGATTTTGCGATTGTTCGCAGTCAAATCGTAATACTCTTTACCATCAAGAATACGATGCGCCGTTGACATGAGTTGTGCATACTCAATAATCATTTTCACCACGTGTTTATCACAGTGGTATTCGGCGCATTTCCGTGGATCAGGATGAAGATAAAAGATATTCATCAGAAGCAGAGAAAGCGGCAGTTTGTATTCACAGTTTGTGGTGAAGATTTACTTTGTATCTGAACTTGATGCAACTCTTTGAGATGTTGCATTTTGAGTTCTTGCTCACGACGATCATTTTCACGCTGTATTGCTTCGATTTTTGCAATCTGCGTTTTGATTAAATCTTCATTATTTAATCCCTGTGGATTGTGTACAGGATCTTTAGTAATTGTGTTACACGCCGTTAATAGCAACAGCGGCACAAGAAAAATCAACTTACTTTTCGTTTTCATCTTTGTCCTCCGGTGTCATTTTACCCATAATATAAACCAAACCAATAAACTGAACAGCGCCAGATGCACCAGCCATAGCCAAAAGAGCCATGAACACGGCAATTATGTAATACTTTTGGCGTTCAGTGAACAGATTGCCATAAAAATTTGCTGTAGTAATTGCTTGAATGGCTTGATTTTCAAGTTGTAAATACTTGTCAACAAGCCATGCTTTGAACTTTGACATTTTCACCTCATAAAAGAAGGGGCACGTGGATGTCTCCCGACATTCATTGTTGTTTAATGACAAGCCTATTGCACCGCTGACGGCTGCCACCCCGAAACTGATTATTCGGTGATTTCGGTTACTTCATCCTCAATCACAGGTGCAACGACCTTTGCAGGTTTTGTTGCTTTAGCCTTAGCAGGTTTTGCATTCAAAGATGCCAGTGTTTTCACAGGCTTATTTGCAAATTTGCTGACGGAAGGCTTTAGTGTATTTTGACCAGGTACAAACGACTCGGCGCCAACAGACTTTAGATAGTCTTTGATAACTTGAGGATTTGTAATCTGATAGCCTGTTACATTACGACCATCTTTGATGACTTTTACGACACCATTGGTATTGGTCTTGATATGCCAAATGTATGTTGACAAGCGGTAAGTATAGATATCATTACCAAGTTTAGATTCAATCTCATCTTTGGTAACAACATCACCTTCTTGCAACAATGTCAACAGTTTGACAAAAGGTGGCAAAGCGCCAGATTTGGTACGAGCCATAATAAAAACTCCTATTCAACGAATGAAACTATATGATAACATGATACTGTAACTTTGGCGACCATTACAGCACCTCATTTTTCCGACCAAGTCCTGCCGGATTGATACCAGGAGTAACATAAACATAATTACCCTTGTGCATCGGAGCCGTACAGGATGCAACATCAGCCACAATCTCACGGTCGGAAGCAGTGAGTTTGTGAAAATCTTTCATAATACCAGTCTTCGTTAAAGCACCAAGGTGAGTGTCTGGAAGACTCGGAGCATGTGATACCTCACGCTTTACACGATATGGCATCAGTGGCTTGTCTTTTACTTTCTTCGGTGCAGCAGCAGGAAACCGACCACCAGACGGCAGCGGAATCTTGTTGATTGACGAAATGAAGTCTTGCTGTTCTTGCAATTGCTTCTTCGTCAACTTCTTTTTCTTGGAACTGGAATATATACGAATCATCATAACAATACCATTATATCAAGGGTTGAGCCACTTGTCAAGAGGTAATCTTTTCTTTTACCTTAGTGATATGCTTACATTTGTTGTGATATTTGAAACCAATACAAGAGCAAGAAAAATGCTCATTTGATAATGTTACCAAATACTCACCTTTTGAGCCGGCAACTTTGAACTTACGAATATTTGTTGTTGAACCTTTAAGTATTTTCAGATTAACAACATTTGCTAGATTGATAACAGATATTGGAAATTCTTTGTTACCAGTTTGCAAACAGAATTCGTTAGCATTTAGAAAACGATAGGGCTTGATAACGACACCAGTAAATGTTGTCGTTTTAGTAATATAGCGACAGTCTACGGTGACCGTAGAACCAACAGAAGGCAGATTTTTCATAGTATATACATTATACTATGAGCGGCTATCTTTGTCAAGCGTGTTGTATTTTTACAACACTAATTTGTTGCTTTTTCTGTAATAATGGCAATTGAGTTTTGACGATCAATTGAAAGATAACCGTTACAGACAATATTCCAATCTTCTGACTGTTCTTCTTTTTCACTTTGAACTGGAACGGTTATGTTCAGATGTTTGAACAAGTATTCTTTGTCACCCTCAAATACACGCCATACATGATCTGCGGTGCCACGACCTGGCTGACCTCTGCTTTTATTGAAACGAATTCGGTATTTGTTCATATGATGTCATCTGCCGGTTTCATTGCAAAGTTTGTCTGTGCTTGTACTACGGTCAAATTAAAGTGAACAAACTTTATTGGTTGATTTGATGCGTGTCGGGTAAATGAGTGAGCCAACCAAGAATTTGTAAGAATCAAAAGACCAGGCTTGGGTTCAAAGTTAATCATCTGACTAGCAATCGTAGCGATAGATGAATCTTTTTCGTAAAGGTCAAGTTGAACTTTACCGGGTCGTGGGTCGTGAAATACAACTCTTGAAGATTTGTCTGGAACTTTGAGAAAATAAAAACCAACAATTTGGGAACCATATCCATGTACATGTTGTTCCATCAATGAATGCTTATAGTGTTCTTGTGTCCACATTTCATTAAACATCACATCAAGGTTTTGCATATTGTAACCTTGGCTGTCTAATATATTCCAAGATGTTTGACCGACAAACTGTACGAAGTCCTGAATCCTTGGGTCTTCGTAATAATTACCTGTCATCATCACAGGGTAAATGTCATCAACTTTTTTTTCTTTGTGTACTTTTGACAGTTCTTCTTCAGAAACTTGTATCACCGATTTCAGAAACTCTGGATGTTCGGCATAATAAATTGGACAAGCAAAATGATAAGCAGTGTTAAGCATAATGTATTGTATCTCTCTTTGATTGAAAAGTCAACTAACTATTTTATGGCAAAGGTATTTCTTTCCAAGAATTCGTTGGACCATCCCAATAATATTCTTTACCACTAACAGGTTTAGGTATTGGTGGTACAAATTGGCATGTTTCTTCGTCAAAAGTCCATGCTGAAAAATTTTCTCTGTTTGGTTTGGCGTACCAATCTTCTTTTGCTGTATTTTGTCTTTCCAATTTTTCTTCTGGAGTCATTTCTCTTATTTGCCAAACATCAGTCCAAACACCATCAACGAACTCATATGTAGGTTCATCGCTTTCCAAGACTTCATAAAGTTTCAAAGATGGTGAACTCACCCGAACAAAGGGGTGCCAATTTTCTGGAATTCTACCAAAAGCCTGAAGCAGATTATCTTCTAAAGCTGGATGATTTACAGTATTTCCATTTTCAACTTGAATATAAAGTTTCATTTTTTACCCGTTTTAAAAAATTAAGACATTCCTACATTTGTATTTGGAAACAATCTAGCACATCCTGGCCAAATAATTCTGACTACACCAGATCCTCCACTTGATTGGCGTCTGTTTGAGCCACTGCCAAATTGTGCAGTTGTGCCTCTACAATATATACCTTGACTGGTGCCACCACCGGAACCACCTTGACCGGCTGCACCATTAGTACCCCCTGCACCACTGGTTCCTTGTCCAAAAATGCCAACACCACCGCCAGTTCCAGCATAAGCAGTAGGACCAGGAGTTTGGCGACTACCACTACCTCCTCCTCCACCACCACCAGAACCGTTAGCGCCGGCTGGTATACATCCAGGACTTGTAGTATTACAACCACCATTTCCACCATTTCCAGAATATCCACCAGCGCCACCACCAGAACCAGCGAAACATGTACCTGTACCTACACCAGAACCAGTTGTGCCATTACCTCCATTACCACCGCCATCTCCAGTGTATGTGCCGCCAGAAGCAGAGCAACTGATAGATGGAACATATGTATTTCCTCCGCCACCTTTTACAAAAGTTGGTGAAGAAAAATAAGAATCTTTTCCTAGTATAACTGGTCCTCCAGTCGGACTACAACAAGCACGCCCACCAGCGCCAACAACAACTGTTATGGAATTTCCTGGTGTAACAGCAACATTGTTTTTATAGCCTAGTCCTCCACCACCTCCACCAGACTTCTGATATCCTCCACCAGAGGGTCCAGTAAACCCTGCACCTCCTCCACCAATAGCAAGAATAGAAACGCTTGTTACATTTGCAGGAACAACCCAAGTATAAGTTCCCGCATTTAGATATTGCTGTTCACCAAAAGTAGCAAAAGAAAATCCAACATTACTATTTGGAAAAGTTCTAGTATCTCCTGGCCAAACGAGTCTTATTGCGCCATTAGCTCCAGGATATCCAGGAACACCGTAACCTCCTCCACCAACACCACCTCCATATAATCCTGCTGCTTTACCTCTACCACTGCAAACTGTGAATACTCCATTTGCTCCACTTGAGCCGCCAGCACCAGGTTGTCCGTCATTTCCAGAAGTTGCTCCTAACGCACCACCGGCGCCACTAGTTCCTTGACCAAAAAGATTCACACCACCGCCGGATCCGCCGTGTGCATTGTATGCTTGAGTTCCACCACCGCCGCCCGCACCACCACCGGCACCAGCAGAACCAGCAGTACATCCTCCTGCTCCATTTCCTCCATTACCGGCATAACCACCAGCACCACCGCCACCGCCTGCCCGCATGGAGAAAATAGATGGACCAACAGTTCCATTAACTCCATTTCCTCCATTACCACCACCATCGCCGGTGTATGTGCCTCCAGCACCACCAAGAGGTGTGTTTCCGGAAACCCCTCCCCCACCTCTCACTACAGTAGGAGCACAAAAATATGTGTTACCCCCGGTTCCAGTATTTGCAGCGCCGCCAGCACCGACAACTATCGTGTATGACACTCCAGTTGTGACAGGAATATTGTTCTTATATCCTAGTCCTCCTCCACCTCCGCTGCCGCCATAGCGGGATGGAAAACATGGTGTCAGACTATCACCACCACCTCCTCCACCACCTACTGCTACGACAGAAATACTTGATACTCCAGGTGGCGCCACCCAACTGTATGTTCCAGGTACAGTGTATCCAGCACCACCAATGGCTGTAAGTACAGGTACGCCCCTGAAGAGTCTGTATGATAAAATTGATGCGGAACCCAATGACGCTAATATTGGCATTTTTTTCTTCCTAATCTTATATTATTTAAGTCCAAGCATAATATGCAATTGCTCCAGAAGCTCCAGCTCCACCCGATGTGCTATCACTGCTGGTTGATCCAGCACCACCTCCGCCAGCACCTATTAGCCATGCTTTTATAAAATTTGTTTGTGCCGGAATCGCATAAGAAGTTCCGGTGGTTACAATCACATTTGTAGTATTGTTAAATTGCAATATGAGCGCACCGTCACCTCCATTGCCACCTGTCATGTTTACTGCGGTATAACCTGAAGCACCTCCACCGCCACCACCTAAATTTCCATTTCCACCGTTACCGCCAAAATATCCAGCGCCGCCGCCACCGGAACCAACTCCCGTGCCAGGCAATCCATTTTTAGCATTTGATGGTACACTACTATTATCGGCTCCAGCGCCTCCAGTTCCTAACACGAATCCGGTGCCGGATAATGCAGCAGACAATCCTTGAAAATCAATTGCATTTGCGCCATTACTACCAAAAGATGCTCCACTAGGATTTACCACAGAGTTACTACCATTTATACCACCACCCCCACCACCGCCGGCATCACCCGATCTTCCAAGTCCTGCACCACCTGTAGCGTTTGCCATACCTCCAGTGGCGGTTCCACCGGTGGAAGCTACTCCGGTATTGTAAAAACCTCCACCGCCTCCACCGGCAGTAAGGCTTACTCCAGAATAAGAAAGTGTGCTATTGCCACCGTTAGAACCATTATTTGTGTTGACACCTCCACCACCACCCGTTCCCAAAGAATATGTGATTGATCCAGTATATTTTCCTGTTGGACCACCGCTCACTGCAATAAATTGTCCAAATCCTCTTGCTGAACCAGAAGCAAATGATGAAATCAGAGGCACAAGATTTTATCCTAAACCAAAGAGTGTATTCGCAGAAATGACGGTGTAAGTATTTGCTGCGGTCTTGAATATGGAATAACTGAATAGATTGATTTCCGCACTTGAAATTGACACGTTTGCTGGTCGTGTGTTTCCAGCATAGTATAATGTTTGTGTTACACCGTCAATTGCAAGGTTTGCTTGATGTCGCACAGTCCCATGCTTGACCGCAATGGCCAATGAAGTTGTCTCACCAATTGTTGTTACTGAATCAAATGTGTTCTGTGTATTTGCACGAATGTTGAATGTTACATTTGCGGTTGTGTTGGCATTGAAGAAAAACACGGTGCTATTCGCAACATCAATATTGACATTACCACCAATAGCAATAGAATTAATGTTTGCTTCTTCTAGAACTCTTGTGAGAGAGATACTCAGATTGCTGGCCAAAACGTTGCTGGTAATTTGACCAGCAACAATGTTGTTGCCACGAATAGAGTTGGTTGATATGTTATTACCAGATACGGCACCAGAACCTATTTTGGAACCGGTGACGGCTTGATCGGCCAAGTCAACACTGACGATAGTGCCGTTGGCAATTCCGACGTTGGTGACAGCATTCGCAGAGATGCTGTCAACAGTAATTTTGTCTAAAGGCATAGTAGTCTCCTATTCGCTTATTTATACGAACAGAAGACTTGACTTATCCTTTGAGTAGTTGCTGTCCTTCAGTACGCAGGTCTTCTTCAAATTCCTGCATATTTAATCTGGCCAATTCTGAACGCAGACTTTCCAGTTGAACTCTATCCACATTGGTTTCAGCAATCTTGTCTTCAAGTTCACGTATGCGTTTTCTGATTTGTTCTTTATAAGACATAATCTTTTTCCTGCTTGAGTAAGCGGTACAGAGACTTGTCATGATGCTTTTGATTCTTCAATTGTTGACTCTCATACTGCTCACGGTTTTTATGAAATTTAGTTTTCTTCGGTTTTTGAAATTTCTTACCGCCAGACAACATATTTATTGCTCCTAAAAGATAATATCTGCAATTTCATATTCTACCAACTCTTCTGCCGTCAACCAAACATCGGTTGGCCGCAGAAACTTGGATTTCACATCTTTAACCGACAGTTTTGAACAGTCGGAAAGAATCTTTGCCATCTTGTGATGGTACCTGTCACACTCTTTAGCATATGCCCGCATGTCATGATACTTACCACCCATTTCATCATTGAACTGGTGAATCATCACGGTCGTGTTCTTACCAATCGCACGATAGCCTTTTTCACCAGCAGCAAACACCACAAATGCCGCACTCATGAGATTACCATATGCAAGTGTACGAACGGGCAAGCCTAGGCCTAACATCAAGTCGGCCAATCCAATCGCATCACCTAGATTACCACCTTCTGAGTTAATGTGTAGCGTCAGTGGCTTTTCAATCTTGTTGAACTTTGCATAAAGCAGCCAGCGTGATGCAGCCTCAATATTTGTAGGTTCAATGCTACCAGACAAAAAGTGTGCATAGTGTTCAAACTGTACTTCTTGTACTTCGTTCTCTTTGTCGCTCATACCAATTATATGCCGTTCTCAAAATAGATTTTAAATCGTGCTTGGGTTTGAAATTTAGATGTTCTTTGGCGGCATCGGAGTTGGCGACTAGCCTTCGTGGGTCACCTTCTCTTCGTTTACCGATTGTGTATTGAATTGGAACTTCTAGTTCCTGTTTAGCAGCATCAATCACTTGTAGTACAGTATAACCTTTACCAGTGCCTAGATTGAATAAACTAGGCTGATTTTTTCCTTTTTTCTGTAAATATTCGTCAGCCAGAAGATGTGCTTCTGCAACATCAGACACATGAACATAATCACGAATGCAAGTGCCATCTACCGTTTGATAGTCGTTTCCATATACGATGAACTCTTCGTTATTTAGACTTTTGAACATTAGTGGAATCAAATGCGTTTCTGGTTCATGGTCTTCACCCATCTCACCATCAGGATCAGCACCCGACAAATTAAAGAAACGAAAAATAATTGAATTCACTTTCGCATCACGAATCGCACACTCAGCCGCATACTTGCTATTGGCATACGGATTGTTGTTATCTATTTCTGCTTTCTCAGAGAGGCTGGTAAACTGAGAACGATAAACGCCGGCAGTAGAAGAATAAACAATATTCTTAACATCAAATTCTCTCATTATTTGTAACAGATTAGTAGTGCCACCAACATTTACTTGCCAATACTTTTCTGGCTTGTGAACAGATTCACCAACTTCAATCAAACCAGCAAGGTGAAACACTACATCAAATTGTTTTTCATGGACTCTTTGAAAATATTCAAATGTTTCATACAGGTCGTTCAAATTTCTGACATCACCGATTGTGTGATTGTCCCAATACTTTTTATTTTCTGGAAGCATCAAATCAAAACAGAAAGTATAATACCCTGCTTTTTTGAGTGCTTTCGCTAAATGTGAACCAAGATAACCTGCGCCACCAGTTACTAGTGCTGTTCTCATCTATCTCTTTCTGAAAGAATAGGGTTTTTAATTGGCCAGAAGATATTGAAACGCTCGTCGTTCCACTTCACAGTGTATTGTGAAGCACGGTCATAGTATTGGTCTAGTTTATAACTGAATACACATTTCTCAGACATCACCAAATGTGCATTGCCATGTTTTGGCGGCAGCAGCACTTGATATCCATTACGGTCAGATAGTGTAAATTCTTGCCATTGTCCGTATTGGTCAGAATCTTCATCAAGATTAATTACAATTTGATAGATTGTGCCATGTAAACAAGAAACAAGTTTTGTAGTTCTATCATCACCATGAATACCACGTAAGGTATGACGGCGTGATGTAGATACACTATCAAGAATAAAGTTTACACCTAACTGTGCGTAATTATCTTTGTGCCATGTTTCAATGTTCGTACCACGATAATCTTCATGCACAGTTGGTTTGATGAGTTTTACACCTTTGAGATTTGTATCTTCAATTATCATTAGTTCTACCCCAATCAATCTTTAACCAGACACGTTCATGAATATAATGTAAAATTGTCAAAACAATATTAATTATAATTGCAGCATTGAGTCCTGACCATATTGCTGTAACTAATGTGGCGATAACTCTCCATACAACTGCTCGTACTATCGTTCTTTTATGTGTCTCTGACATTATCCACTCACAATTGTTATACCAGGTCCAACAATATACTCTTCTTTGAATTGCTGCTTCCAAGGAAAGCCATTCGGGTAATTCTTTTCGTTTTCTGCATTGCCTTTTTCAAAGAACTCAGCATTCACAGAATTTGGATTACCGTCTAAGCGATAGCACAATGAATACTCTCTTGAGCATGAATAGTTTGGAAAGTATTGTTTTAGCGCATTAAAGAACTGTCTATCAGCACCCCATTGACCATACCATGCTGCACCAAGTTTACGTGCAATGTCTGCTTTGATCATGAATGATGATGTGTCAATGTGAAACGCATCTTTATTGAAATAGATTGGCCATTGACCTAGCGACTCACAATTATCTTCTGCAACAAAGTTACCTTCTTTGTCAAAAACTTTTCTTAGTGAGTATGCCCAATCAACACCTTTTTTGATTCTCTCCACAAGTTTCTCAACGTGATTAGGCTCAAGCCAATTGTCTTCGTCAAGATAACAGATAACATCAGCATTGACAAGAAAACCACATGCAGCATATACACGATGGCCATACCAGCCTTTGCCGACATTTTCTTCCAAACGGACTGTTTTGATTCTGGTTGCATCTTCAAGTTGGTGCCATATTTTACTCTCATGTTCTTTACCATCAAGAAAAAGATAATGCGTCAGATTGTCATATGTTTGCTCTTCTACAGATTGAACACAATCACTGAGTGTTGTTGCTCCAATTGTCGGTGTCACTACTGCTACTTTCATGCCAACTCCTTAATAACCAAGATGAAGAATTCTTTTTGTTGCTACCACCCACACCATATACAAAGTTGATACCGGGCACATTTGCTTCTGCGTTGTTTGTTTCATTGCGGTCGCCACCATTCGCAAACCATATTTGATAATTTGAAAGTACGGGCAACACTTGACGGTAATGATCCCTTACACGTTCAAGTAAGTCACATGCGGTGCCATCCGAATCATCAAACTCCCACACTTCATCAACCCAACGAATTGATTCTAACACGGCACGGCGTTCACGTATGTCCATGAACGGTTTGCCCTTCTTGCGTGTGAGCCATTCATCAGAGTTTAGACCAACGATAAGTTTGTCACCAATACCTGATGCTTCACGCAACAAGGCTAGATGACCCGAATGAATAGGATCAAATCCACCAGAGACAACAACAATTTTCATATAACTAAATCAGGAAATGCTTCTTTTACTAGATTAGCAGTGAGATGTTTTACCTTGAATTTTTTTTGTAGAACATCAAGTATAATCGCAGCCTCATCTTTGTGTAATGATTCTACCATAACTAAAATTTGTTGCGTAGTCTTTTCTGCGGTAAAACCTTCAGGACGCATAGGATGATTCTTGATAAACCGATACATCTTCGGCATCTGTGTATCAAGATAAGCATAATTCAAACCAGCAGGTTCTTTTGCTGGTCGATACCTATCAGGTAGCACAATATCAAATTCTATGGCGGGATTGAATACTAATTGAAGAAAGAAACGAAAACGTTCATCACCCTCACGGCGTAGAATGTTTATTCGGTCTTGTTTAGTTGTGGCATTTTCAAACTCCTCAAATATTTCGGAGTATAGTTTTTCAGAACTCATCAATTACCTCAATTAGATTTTTTAGTTTGTTTGCAATCATGTAATTCATAAAGTGTTGCTTAGTGTGACCAGCAGCACTTTCATATGTATCTATAATACTTTTCTGAAGTGTTTCTGGCACTTTGGTTAAATCAATCATCATTTCGTTGCGTTTGTAATTACGCAACATTTCACCTTCGCAGAAATCCTCTGGTGCTTGATTCAGCCAGTTTATAATCTTTGCTTCGGTGATTGGCTTTTGGCGTACACCATTGATGATGCTATCGTCAGCAGATAGAATGTTAGGTATACCATCACCTTTATCACCACGAATAATCATTTGCTTCAGTTGTACAGTTGGTAGTGGTTCTTTGATGAACTTCTTGAGTATTGGTGAATACTGTTCAACATTGTCAAATCGCTGTAACTGTGCAAAGTCTTTGTCTGAAGAAAGTATCATTACCTTTTCATGTATTGATTGTCGGATAGCCAGTGTGGCGATAATATCATCAGCCTCAGCAGTGTCAACATCAACGACTTTGTATGGTGAATGCTCTTTCAGTTCTTCTTTGATTTTATGCAAACACTCAAAGATGGAGTTCCAATCATGACCAGATGCATCACGTGTTTTCTTGCGACCTGCTTTGTATTGTGGAAAGAATTCTCGGCGCCAGTAATTGCGATTGTCACAAGCAATCACAACTTCAGGACCGTGTGTGGCCTTGAACTTTTTGACATAAGTGCGAATCACATTCAATATCATATGTCGCACTAGTGCCTCTTCAACCGGTTTCTTAGATGAACCGATTTGTTCCATCAATGAAGAGATGGCCACCTGATTATAATCAAAGATTATCATTTTACATGTTGTCCTAGAATTGCCCCTTTGAACAAAAACAAAAAGGCAACCCGTAAGTGAAATTTGAACTTACGATAGTAATAACCACGAATTGTCATTTTACAGTTCTCAATAATATTGTATCAGCATTGATTCGTCCTGTCAAGGCGCTTTCAACGGCACGAATATCATTTAGCACATTACGCAATGCAACTTTACCACCTTTCAACACTTCTGGTATCGTTACACCAGGTTTGCGTAACTTTTTGCTTACCGATTTACTCTCGGCAAAGTTTTGTATCGTAGAGCCTTTAATGTTTAGACCAGCAGCATCAGCGGCCTGATACACACCTAGTTTACGTGTTTTTACATTATACACCCATAACTGATTTGCACCTATAATAGTTTTAGGGTCAATTGACACAAGTTTTAATTCGGCAAAGTCTTTTGCATAATTCATCTTTGCAACAATTTGATCAGCAGATTTTGCCTTGCGTTTGCGTGGCTTACGGGTTTTAATTGCTTCACCAGCCAGTTTCATACCGTCAACAATTACTTGGTCACAGTATGCTATCAACTTTTTAAGTTGCACTTTTGTAAAATTGGAATATGCTTCTTTGACATCAGCATCGGTCGTTGTCAAAACACTATCATATTCTACACGGCGTGTTTTAAAATGTTCAATTACAAATTTTGTATGTGCATTTTTGACATCCATGCCTGTCATTGTTGCATAAGGTGAAACATTTGCTTTGAACTCAGAAGTTATCAATTCATCAATTTGACCTTCCAATTCTCCGATACATTCAGATGCTTTTCTTTTAATGTGATCTTGAATTGATAATACACTAGCGGTCGTGGTTGTACTTTTAACAACTGTTGTTGACTGTTTGATTTTGTCGATTGTCTCATTAAACCACCTAGTGTTGGAATCGTTTAGGACGCCACCTAGACTCACAATCCGACAAATGAATCCGAATGTACTGGACTGTGATTTTAAACCGTCCGGCGCTTGGATTTTGAGTTTCTTTTTGAAGTATTCAGTAGCATATTTTGTTGCATCTTTGCTATCACGATTTTGAGCATACCAACTCAGGGCTTGAGTTAGTTGTGTTTGTGACAACTCACCCGTAAACTTGGGTTCTTTGTTGTTTGATAAGATTGCTTTTATGTCAATTGACCGATTCATAATGTCCTCAGACCCTATTTATTCATGAAACTACATTATAGCATAAATATACCGTGATTGTCAAGATTGTCTTTTTTGAATCAAATAATGTTTCTTCTAAGAAAGGTTACGAAAAAGACAAATGGATCCGTTGACACTATTTGCTTTGGCAAATGGGGCAGTTCAGGCGGTAAAAAAAGGTTGTGAGTTATATAAAGAAATTGCTAGTGCCGCTGGTGATGTAAAAGGTGTTTTATCCGATTTAGAAGAGCAATTCAATTCTCGTCATAAAGACAAGCCGCCCACTATTGCTGAGAAAAATCAGTACATAGAAGAAAAAAATCGCATACTTGAGTTAAGTAAGAAACAACCCAACGATATCTATACACAGATAGGTGAAGAGTTGGGTGTTTACTTTGAAAACTATGCCAAGTGTTCTGCTATCTTTGAAGAAGAAGAAAAACATTCTCAAGAAGTTTATACAGGAGAAACAAGTCTAGGTAAAAGAGCATTGCAGCGTGTTCTCATGCAAACTCGTTTGACTGCCATGGAAGCAGAACTTCGTGAACTTATGGTTTATAATTGTCCTCCAGAATTGGGCGATTTGTATACACGTGTATTCGCCATGATGGAAAAAATGAAGAAAGAGCAGTCGGTCGCATGGGCGAAAAAAAGAGAAGCGGACAGAATCGCAGCAATCAAAAGAGAAAAAAGACTTGAATATATTAGATGTAATGCATACAAGTACAGCATCGTAACAATTCTCATTCTTTATTTCATTTTACTTGTATGGTCTGTGTTACAAGTACGCATTACAGAAAAACCGGAACTTGGAAGGTGCCTGATACCAAAAGGCACATGGCCGTATCAACATTACAATAATCTAAAATGGGTTGATTGTGAAATTCCCAAGCCTACCGACAATGCTGAAAATTGATTTTGTTGACGGCGAAATGATTTACTTTGTCTTTACAAATAAAGGCAACAATCTAATTCTTGTTACACGTGACGGTATGTTAGCGACACAAGTAAATGCCGCATTGAAAAACAAAAGTGATGATTCATACTACAGATTAAAACCAGTAAACAAAAAAGGAAAAGCGGCTTGGTAGCCGCTTTTTTTATTGCTCAGATAAATGTTTGTCTAGTGCTTTCTGATAACGATTAGCGTGAGAACGTTCTGCTTTTGCAAGTGTTTCAAACCAATCAGCCACTTCATCAAAGCCTTCTTCACGTGCAGTCTTTGCCATACCTGGATACATGTCAGAGTATTCATGTGTTTCACCAGCGATAGCAGCCTCTAGCATTTGTCGTGCTGTTTTTGCTGGCATACTTGTACCAGGTTCACCTGCACCACCTTCAATCAGATATTCCATATGTCCGTGTGCGTGGCCTGTTTCACCTTCAGCAGTGGAACGAAACAGTGCAGCAAGGTCGTTTTCACCCGCAATGTCGCATTGATTTGCGAAATACAAATAACGACGATTTGCCATTGATTCACCTGCAAAAGCCTCTTTCAAGCACTCCGCAGTTTTTGTACCTTTCAAACTCATAACATCTCCTATAGAATGATTAATTTTTTTCAGTGACCACGTTCCATCTTTATTATCAACCCAGTCAATTGAATCACCTTCTTTCCAACCGAGTTCAGCAATGGCTTCATCAGGTAATTCTATAAAGAGATTACCATCTTCATGTTCTTTTACATCTAGAGTCCAAGATTTATTCATGGTATGTAATTTGGAGCGGGATGTCAGAATCGAACTGACAACGTAAGATTGGAAATCTCAAGTTTTACCATTAAACTAATCCCGCATGTTTTATTTGATGAGAATCTCTTTTCGTTCAACATCTTCACCTGATGGGTGATGATATGCAAGATATCCATCACTATCTTTGTATGTTACACCAGACCAAAAGTATTGCTTGTCTTTAAAGTAAGCAATACGTTCGTCTGTATACTCATTTATGTCAACTTTAACACAACCGAGCCATTCTTGCCAATTATCATCAGCAACTTCTGAAATTTTTACCGCTTCTTCTTCGGAATCTGCTTCAATCACATAAACATTACGAAAAAGAGACAATTGCTCAACGATATACTTAGGCATTTTCACTCTCCAATGAAAAATGAACTTCTTTGATTGAATCCCAACGAAAACTACGCCATCCTTCTTTTTCTAAATCATAAACGGCAAGAACTTCATCATTTTTTGCTTTTTCTGAACCAACAGTTTCGGGAAGATAGTCTTCCATCAGTGTACATTTCATTGTACGCTCAGTTCCGTCTTTTTTCGTAAAAACAATTTCAATTGGTCGTTCTTCAAGTAGACTAATCAACCACTTACGGCCTTTTTTTGCATCTTTGCTGTTACCAGAAAAAACATTTGTAGTCATAATTTACTCCGCTAAAGAATTTAACGCCTCATTCACTTTTTGCTTAAATTTTCCGTTTGTAATGAAATCAAGATACTCTACCCACCAATTTTCTGATTGTTCCGTTTTTTTGACGATACAACCAGACAAACCAGAGCCAACAAGGTTTTTTATGTATACAATTGGGTCGCCAAGTATTGCTTCAAACGCATCATCAAACTGTGGCATGCCATTTTCATCTTCCTTGAAAAATGCCATGTGATATTTGTAGCCCATATTTGACTTTTCAATGGGTTCCGCCATTGTCCACTCTTCTTTGAAGTTGAAAAATGCTAATTTATAGTTGCCGTCATAGTCATCATAGTCAGGAACAAAGTAAAAACCATCAAATCTACTCATTTCATCGCCGGAAAGTGTTTCCGGCTCAATTTTTTGCAACTTTTCATCCGAAGAAGGCATAATTTTTCCTAAAATTTTGTTTTTCAACTGCTCGGTTATGAATTTTTGTCGCCGAATGCTCAACTTTCATGCGGAATTTCGGCGTGAACAAGTCTTTAGCAACAAAATTACGTGGTTTTCTCAATTTTTGTGAATTTTTATTCATAGAATATAGTATACATCAGAAAAAATTGTTTGTCAAGTGGCGGAAGATAGAGGAATCGAACCTCTGCACCGTTTTCACAGTGACGGATTAGCAATCCGCTGCATTACCTCTCTGCCAATCTTCCTAAATTACTGAAATAGGGTGCTTCAGTTTGGATTCGAACCTTGTCCTAGTGTTGTCCATCTGTACGTCCCACCGTACTGACCGAAGCATTTGGTGGAAGCGGTGAGATTCGAACTCACGGACCCATTACTGAATCGCTAGTTTTCAAGACTAGTGCCTTAAACCACTCGGCCACACTTCCAAAACTGGAGCAACGGGTCAGATTCGAACTGACGGCTTTAGGGATTTGCAGTCCCTTGCATTGGACCTCTCTGCCACCGTTGCATAATTGGTGCATCGTGATGGATTCGAACCACCGACAACCTGCTTGTAAGGCAGGGACTCTACCACTGAGCTAACGATGCACATCGCCTCACACGCTTACTTATATTGGTAGTAGTGGTAAGATTCGAACTTACACCTGACACCGTATGAAGGTGGCGCACTACCATTATGCTACACTACCATTCTGGTTGTCCTGACAAGAATCGAACTTGTGTTATACGATTATCAGTCGTAGGTTCTACCATTGAACTACAGGACAATGGTGGCGCCTGTTGGAATCGAACCAACTTCATCGGTTCTTCAGACCGCTGCAATGACCACATTTGCTAAAGCACCTTACTGCTGGGGTGTCTAACGGGTACCGACCCCGTACCTACTCTTTCACAGAGAGTAATGCTACCACTACACTATAGACACCATTGTTTTGGTAGTAGACCTAGGATTCGAACCTAGCCGTTGCAGCCCATCTGACCACTCTCCAGAGTTTATAAGTCTCCGCCGCACACCAGTGCTGTCTACCATTGGCCTCGGTGGAGAGAATCGAACTCCCACTAACGGTTTTGGAGACCGCTGCGCTGCCATTACGCCACACCGAGATATTGGAGCGGGTAGTCAGATTCGAACTGACGACATTTTCCTTGGCAAGGAAACATTCTACCCCTGAATTATACCCGCTACGCTACTAAACTTTTAAATCTATCTGCCGCATAACTTGCAGCAAATGCTTTTGGTTTTATCAATGGTATCACATTACATGTACCACGTATATAACCAATCGCTTCATTTACCACACATGAACTACCATGCATTTCACTTGGGTTGATATCCAAATGAATCTGTATATCATGTGGTATTACTTCATATAATTTCAAATACAAATCTGCTACTTTATAAACTTCATTCATCAACCGAAATCGTGGCCGACTTTTCTTTTGTTCAAAATCACGTTCACGCTGTACAGCACCAAATATCTTACACCCATGACGACCATCGATATGAATTACAACAGCAAGAATGTAATCAGCATACCATTCGCCGTCAATCTGAAATCGTTCAGAATCAGCACCGATATACACTTTTGTGTCGGGACCACATGTTTCAAGAAATGCGGCCACTTCGTTCACATCAATTTCTTTTTTCACGTTTCACCTGTAAATGGTAGCGGGTGTTGGATTCGAACCAACGATCTTCAGAGTATGAGCCTAACGGGATGACCACTTCCCTAACCCGCAATAAAACTGGTGCCGATTGCAGGACTTGAACCCACCACCTGACGCTTACAAGGCGCCTGCTCTACCAGATGAGCTAAATCGGCAATAAAACTTTGGTGGAGAATAGCAGATTCGAACTGCTGACTGTAGAATGCAAATCTACTGCGTTCCCAATTACGCCAATTCCCCATATTGAAGTGTTCTGCTGTTCACAGATCGGGAATTCCAGCCCTCAAAGTCTTGTTAAACTTTTACATGCCACCCTAAACAACACTTCAATATGGCCGGTCCTGAGAGAATCGAACTCCCACCTGCGGGTCCGTAGCCCGCCGTAATTATCCATTTTACTAAAGACCGTTGGTGGGTTGAGTAGGGATCGAACCTACTTGCCGAAGCCACGGGTTTACAGCCCGCTGCCCTACCATTAGAGCATTCAACCCAATAACACTGGCAGGGAGTATAGGATTCGAACCTATGCATGTCGGAATCAAAATCCGATGCCTTACCAACTTGGCGAACTCCCAACAATATTAGAATTGCAGTCTGCACTATTTGCTATGCTCAACGGAATGACCGGCCGGCTTTACCGTTTGTGTACATAGTTACGCAGGCATGATCAAGCCCATGGCTTACAGACTGCAAATCTAATATGGCTGCTCAGGTAGGGATCGAACCTACGACACACGGATTAACAGTCCGCTGATCTACCTCTGATCTACTGAGCATCATTTTGGCGACATGTACGGGATTCGAACCCGTGGTCTCCGCCGTGACAGGGCGGCGCATTAGGCCAACTATGCTAACATGCCATATTGAAGCACACTGGGACTCCATTGGAGTTAATTATCTTTGGAAC